GGCTCGCTCGTGACGCAGAATTCAGTCGCCTCTCAAAACCTGGCCACGCTTCATGCGGTCAGCACCCCAACACAGATCGGGGATCGAGACGATTGGCCGACCTTGCAATGGCAAGACGAAACTTGGGAATCCTTCACGTGGGGTGAAGGTCTAATCAACTGGGAACCTAACTCATGACAGTAGTTCTAACTGACACTGGCGCCATCGCGATGATGGAGCTTTTGAAGGCTGATGTAGATGCAGCCACCTACGGCTGGTACATCGCAGCCGGCTCTGGAGACTCAGGGTGGGATGCTCTCCCTTCTATCCCTGATCCGGCTGAAACGTTGACCGGTCTGGTCGCTCATTGGGGTCACTTCAAGGTGACCACCGCTCAGTACGTAACGCCGGACGCTGGAGGCGCGATCGCCACCGGTTCAAACGAAAAGTGGTCCGTCTCTGGATCGCCAACCCGCTACATGTATCTCGAAGCTCCGGTCGATTTTGCCGATGCTCCGACAGAGACCATTCGCGAACTGGCGCTGTATATCAAACCAACGCCTGGAACGGGTCACGAAGCGCAGAACTTCCTCCCACCGGCCGATCTCGACGTGCTCGGCACAATTCTGACGATGGAACGTATCGCGGCCACCCCGCGAAACGGAACTGACGGCGTTCTGAAGCTGGTGTTCCGGATTGGTGACGTTGCCTCGTAAGTAAGGAACTGATCGATGGGATCTCAAACCACTAATAGAAACTACCCGAAAATCGCCGCAGGTGACAATATGCGCGCGACTTCGGTCCCCGAACTAGCTCAGCTTGCAGAGATGGTAGATGCCGATGTCGAAGGTATCTTGGCCGTTCAAGCCGGACAGGCGGATGCAATCAATGATGCAGGCTCGCTCGCCGCATCCGCACAGTCCGCTGCAACCGAAGCGGCTGCGAAAGCAACCACGAACACGGATGATATCACCGCGCTTAACTCGGAAGTCGCGAAGGTTAGTTCTCTCGGCAAGGTCAAACTGGATTTGCTGTCATCGAGCACCACTTTGACCGCTCCCGCCTGGTTGAAACCAGATGGTCTTGCCAGTCACGTCCTCACACTAGGATCGGGGTTTGTAGATGGTGATGTGATTATCATCTCCGACCCAAAGGGTACGCTCCCCACAACGAACATTAGTCTCGTTAGCGAAACCCCTGGCGTCGAACTGGTTGAGAACTCAGACTTTTCCGGCGGTGAAGTTACCATCGATCACTCTCCAAACGGGTCGCACACTGTCCCAGCTTCGTGGGACGTTCAAAATCCAGCGAGTGTGAATGCCGCTGCTTGGTCGACCGCCGCAAATCTGGTGAGCTTCGAAGCAACCGCCAGCGGCGGCGGAATGATCGAAGATGCAATCTATACGCTGAACGTTGGCCATCGCGTCGCTGTTAAAGCTCGCAAGGTCTCAGGCGATACAACCGCTCGATTGATATTGTACGTTCAAGGCAATGCTATCGACGTGGACGAAATGGTGATCGTGCCTGCCGATGACACGAATTGGCACGAGTTCTCCGGCGATATCGAACCCACCGTTTCAACCGATCTCATCATTGAATGCCGAGACGGTGCGGCCGTGTGGGAAATCGAGTACGTGCGCTGCGCGCAGTTTGCTCGTTTCCGCCTGGATTCAGCAACAGTCGGTGAATCTCTCAACCTCGACGTAGGCGGCATCTCGCTCGCCTACGACCTCGAAGATAACGAATGGCAAAAGGTGTAACTTATGGGCGCTGTTATTAATCAATCCGCAGCATCAAGCGGCACTGGCGGAAGCTCTGGTGGAGGTGGTTCATCTGAATCGGCGCTGGCCAATTTGTTTCTGAACGGTCATGTCGATCAAGCTATTGCCACCGCAGACGCGGACGCCGTGTTTCACAAGCTGTTCCGTGGAACGACAGGCCAGGCGCTCAGCGCAGAACACGAAACCCTCGCTGCTGCTCTCGGAGTGAAGGCGGATCGGGCGAAAATCCACAATGACCCTCACTGGGCAACACTTGGATGGAAATCAGAGGCGATCCGTACGGCGCTTCTGGACACTCACCCGAATGAACCTTTCATGTGGGATACTGCTCAACTGACGGACGTGAACACCAATGCCGTCTATACGCTGATGATTGGCGACAATGGTCGCTACATCTATTACCGCCTCGGCTCGTCCGGCAGCACAATGTATCGACGTGAGATGACCACACCCGGTGACTTGTCCACGCTGGGTACTGCTGTTGGTGTCTCCGTCGCTGGGTTCTCTAACATTAGTTCGTCTTACAATTGGAGCCTCAGTGACGATGGCACTGTGCTTATGAAGGCGAACAACAGTTCGATCCAATATGCTGTTCTCTCTACTCCGTGGGATCTGTCTACTATGGGGTCGGTTCAGACAGAGACCCCGACTGGTTCGGCGATTTACGCTGCAACCATGTCCCCTGACGGCACAAGAATTTACGTCTGGATGCAGAATAACTCCGGCTCTTCGCCAAGCGGCAAAGACGGCTGGATGGAAGGCACAATGACGACGCCGTACGATATTTCCACGGTGACGTGGGACTATGATCGTGTGTTTTACATCCAAGACGCGAACGTGCCGAAAGGGTTTGGCTTCCTGCACGGCGGGAAGATTTTCTTCCATTGCACTTCCAGCGTAACGCACTTCTACCGCCTCGAAAACGCCGGTAATCTGGTTGACGGCAAGATCGAACAGATCACCGGCATGACGCAAAGTTTCTCGACGAGCGCCTGGGAAGTTCACTACAACCAACACTCAATCGAAGTGATCAATTGCTCGCCAGACGGTAACTCGATCTACGCACTGTCCGAAGAGATTTTGATGAAGATCGATACTGACGGTTTCGATTGGGACAACGCAGAGACGGTAACTGGCGCAGAAGGTTTCGCAATGGATTACCTGGCCGATCAGGTCATGGAAATCGAAGACCCCGACTCTCTACTCAGCGGAAAAAACCTTCAAGCGTTGTCATTCTCGGAAGATGGCCAATTGATGTGTCTCAGTTGGGAGGCGTCAAACCAAACGACATACATGCAGTTATTCTACCTCCCTATTCCGTGGGATCTGAACTCTGCTATTCGAATTGACGAAGTCACTCAGGCAACCAGCGCCGAGAATATGACCATCAGTCCAGACGGCACTGTGATGATCCACGGCTACTGGAATTCGGGCAGCACCATGAAGGTGCAGAAATACGACCGCCATCTGAAAACATTCCTCGAAGATACCGTATCGAGCGTGATTGCAACGGCCACAGCACCGGTGCCGAATATTACGTGGGCCACGAACCATCCGCCGGCGTGGGCGTGGTCACCGAACGGCGACCGTTGTTTCTTCGCTTACCGCGACGCATCGAACTATCTGCAACTTATGTCTGTTGATTGCGGTCAGCCTTTTATTTGGCCGAATTCGCTCAACGGTGCGAACAATAAGATCGGTCCAACTCGCGCCGACAGTTTGTTGACGGAGTACACCAGCACGAACAACGTCAAATCGCTATGGGTAAAACGTGACGGCAGTAAGCTGTTCACGATACCGGAAAGCAAAAACTACCCAATCGTGTTCGACCTGGCCACGGACTTTGATGTCAGCACTGCGGCATACCCGAACAAGACCTTCCCGTTTGGAAGCCGCGGTTCTCCGGAATCGCATGTCGCTCACTTCATGTCGCCACATGGCCGGTTCTTCTATTCCTGCACCACAGGCGGGAAGATCACGAGACGTAACGTTCCGTCACTCGAATACAATTATGGAGGCGTCTAATGAGCTATTGGGTCTACGTCATTAACGGTGTCCCGATCGACATCTCTGAACCTCTTGGTGATACGCCAGACGGCGCCTGGGAGGTCTATGACGACGCAACACACGGCAAGGTTTACCTGCCGAGAAACCACATTTTGTGGGACGTGCCGGTTCAGGTACGTCCTCGGATCATGAGCGATTTCATTGGTCGTGATACCTTCCTCTTTGAACTGTTTACAGATGTCGAATACGGCACACTCGACTTCCACGTTTCGGAGATTCCCAATAACGTCAACTTCGGCAACCCAACCCCTACGTTGGAAGAACAGACGTACCGCGCGCTCTCGATCGCCAGCCGCCAGTTGGAGAACGTGGAGAGTGTTCAGCGTTCGTCCAGCCGCGTGACAATGTTTCTGATGATCTGCCAGGGTCTAAAACTCTTCACCGAAGACCCTGCAACTCAACTTCGCCGCATGACAATGATCCAGTATGGCTGCGATCCGAACTAATCTCGACACCGGTTGGTATGAACGCCTTCCAGGCACGGACGATTATGACCTCGTTCGTGCAATCGCTTATGAAGGCGAATGGATATTCCCGCCTCACCGGTTCAATCTTTCCGTTCCTAAATGGCTGAGATGGATACAGTCGGCTCACGATCCACGTATGCTACGCGCAGCGGCGTGGCACGATCACTGGCTCAGACAAGGTATGGATCGAGCCACAGCAGCCGCTAAAGCTCGCCTCATAATGCGGGAAGATGGTGTTAGCGCTCAACGTGCATGGATGGCATTCTTCGGTATGCTGATCTGGACGGCGTTCGAATAGGGATTATCAGTCATCATTGAATGACTTCTCCACCTTTGATATAATAGATGCTCAAACTTAGGAGACTGCCGTGTCGGACGATAACGGACTGAACGATATCAAGACCGACGTGGCTCTCATTAAGCAGGAGATGCATCACCTGCGCGAGTCCGTAAGGTCGATCCACGCCATCTTCCGTTGGGGTTTGGTCGCCATCGTTACGTCGATCCTGACCGCGCTGATGAACATCGTAATTGGCGGAGATTTCATCAAATGAACGCAGCCTTTCTAGAAGATACGGCGCCAGAAGAATATCGGCGCAAAGGTATCCGACGCACTGTTGATCGCTGGACCCCCAAAAATGGCGGTGGGTGGATCATGATGCTCTTGGCAGCTCTTATGACGCTCCAGCTCGTCGTGCGTGGCGCTGCACACCTAAACCCGGCAGAGGCACAACCGAGTTATCAATTCGAACAGGTCTCTTACAGCGCTGAACTGACGAGAGACCATCAATGTCCCGCTCGCTAACCGATCTAAACCCAGAATTCTGCCAGCCTCTCGTTCGCTCGATGAAGGCGGCTGAGATCATAGGTGTCCATATGGTCCCCTATGAGACGCAACGAGACGTATGGCGTCAGGCAAAGCTCTGGCGCCAATCTCGTACCACCGCAAAAATCCGTGAGATGCTGAACTTCCTACGCGTGCAGGGAGCTGGATACCTTGCGGACGTGATTGAGAGCGTCGGACCTCAGAAAGGGAAATGGGCGACCAACGCCATTCCTGGCCTTTCTTGGCACCAGTGGGGTCTCGCGGCCGATCTCTACTGGGATAAGAACGGACACGAACCAGGCGGCGTCGAATGGATGGACCTCACCGGATATCGCCTTTTTGCAGAGATCGCGAAAATCCACGGCCTGACGTCCGGTTACTTCTGGAAGTCGCGTGACGCAGTTCATGTCCAATTGCCGATGGCCAACACTCCTAACATGACGATTGAGAAGATCTCGAAAGCCATGCAGGAACGCTACGGAGACGAGCACCCATGAAATTCTTTGATGAGAGAAGTGAGATCAAAACGATCGACGAGGGAGCGGCGCTAGCCATCTCTCAAGGTCTTCTGGAGTCTGAAGACGTCCGCTGGGCAGCGCGACGTCGCATGGCCGTGTGGTCCTTCCGTGTGCTCGTTCTGCTTACCTTTGCGATACTCGGGTACGCTTTCCTGGCGCCGGACGGTGTGGAGACCGCAAACGCGCTCCTGGGGATCATAACGTTCATGTATGGAACGTTCATGTCGATCATCGCGGGTTACTTCGGTGTGGACTGGAGAGCGAACAAAAAGGCCAATAAAGACAAAGCCGAAACACCGTAGTGTTCACGACACGTTTGCATTATTTCCACATAAGCAATTGTAAGTCATCTTTGACTATTCGTTTTTAATCAGAGCAACCCAAAATCAGAGGTAAATATGGCATCAGACTCCGTGAATATTCTGGAGCTAGCGAGAGCTTATAACGACATCGACACCTATCCAACACTGGAAACAGTGGCACAGGAATTCGGCATCGCCGTGAAGACGGTCAAAAACCGGATCGGTGTGATGCGCCGCGAAAACCCCGAAATTGAACTGATCAAGCGCTCGCTGATCGGTGGCCGCGATGAAGACGTGGCGATCTCAGAGAAGCCGGCGCTCTACATGCCGCACTGGACCTCCGAGCAATGTCTCGCCTGTCTTCGCGACATCGTCCTGCAAGAGCCGGATCGCGTCATCTCCCGTAACTACTTCAACAAAATCTCTGGCATCTCCGAGTCGACTTGGAACCGCTACTTCGGAACGTTCGAAGAATACAAGCGACAAGCCAGCATCAAGCTCTCGCGCGGTCCACGCGCGATGGAGCTGCACATCTCGAAGCACGCTTCGCGCGACTTCATGGACCCATTCAACGAGGAAAAACGCTCATACGCCGGCAAGTATGTGAAGGATCACCCAGGTCGCTTTAAGACCGTCGTGGTTGGCTCTGATTTCCACGACATCGACTGTGACCCGTTCGTGCGGCGCACATTCCTTGATACTTGTCGGCGTATCCAGCCGGAGTGTGTCTTCCTGAACGGTGACATGCTCGACCTTCCTGAGTTCGGCCGGTACAACGTCGATCCGCGCACATGGGACGTTCTCGGTCGCATCGAGTGGATGCACAAATTCCTCGGCGAGCTTCGTGAATCCTGTCCGGAAACCCACATCGTCTATCTGGAAGGCAATCACGAGTTCCGGATCATCCGTCACATGGCAGAGGCTACCCCTGCTCTACGCACGGTGCTTGGAGACCTGCACGGCTTCACAGTCGCATCCCTGTTGAAGTTGGACGAATACGAGATCGAGTATGTCGCCAAAGCGGACCTTCGCGCCTGGACGAACCGTGACGTGAAACGGGAGCTCCACTCGAACTCCTACTTGCTCTGGGGACAATTGCTCGGCGATCACTTCCCTGACGGTATCAAGCAGGGGATTCCCGGTTGGAACGGTCACCATCACCAGTTGAAGATCACACCGCTGTATAACCGGCGCTTTGGATCTTCGCAGTGGGTTCAACTTCCTTCCGGCCACGTCGGTAACGCTGAGTATTGCAACGGCGAGAAATGGAACACCGGTTTCATGGTTGTCCATGCTGACACCCACACCGGTCACTCAGTTTTCGAGCCGATCGAAGTTCGCGACTTCGCCTGTGTAGGCGGCGAATATTACTACCGACACGAGAATGAAGCTTGGTTCAAAGGTCAGACAACCTTCTGAGGCATAAATAAAATTTCCTTTCAAGTCGCGAATTGTAAGTCATAATTGACTATAATAGTTCAACCAGACTATGAAAGGGTGCCAATGTCCAAGAGCGGCAAAAATCGGGGGCGCCGCGAGCGCTCCCAGCCAGCTATTCTCGACCAACAATTTCATACTAGACCTAAGAAGGGAAAACAGTCCGCGATCAAACCCAAGACACCCGCTCAAAGTGCATATCTGAATGCCATTCGGACATCGACTTTGACATTTGGGATTGGTCCAGCAGGTACAGGCAAAACCTTTATCGCTGTATGTGAAGCGGCGGACATGCTCAGAGACGGTGAGATCGATAAGATCATCATTACACGGCCAGCGGTTGAAGCAGGCGAAAGCTTAGGATTTCTACCCGGCGAACTAGACGAAAAATTCGATCCTTATTTCGCTCCCGTCAAAGCAATCTTGGAAGAACGACTCGGCACAGGGCACCTAGAGTATTTCCTGAAGAGTTTGCAGATTGAAGCCAAGCCGCTCGCATTCATGCGAGGCACCACGTTTGAAAACGCATTCGTCATTCTCGATGAAGCGCAAAACACTACGCCAAAGCAGATGGAGATGTTCCTGACGCGGATCGGCAACCACACCAAAGTCGTCGTAGACGGCGATATCCGTCAGAAGGATATCCCAGGCAAGTCCGGTCTCGAAGACGCCATGAACCGATTTGGAGCGCGCCGCTGGTGTCGCTTGATTGAGTTCGACATGGAAGATGTGGTTCGCTCCGGCATCGCGAAAGAGATCGTCCTGGCGTACAACGGTGTCGAAGATCCCAGCCTGTCCGAAATGCCGGACTTTCTGAAGGATGAAGAATCTTGAATACCTAGGTGGCTTTTACGGTAGCGGTTTCCAGCCACAAACAACCGACGCCTTTTTGGCTCGCAATATCAAACCGCAAGATTGGGAAGTGATACCGGATTTATACCATACCAAATGGTTCGGGTATCGCTTCCTAACGCCTGGCCAATGTCTGTTTCTCTTCGCCGATCGATACCGTCAGGCGTATGGCTCAGTTCTCGGCCGGCCACACCTCAAAAAATTTAAAGGCACGGGTTTCCAGCGGCAGGATATGCTGACGCGGGGATCCAAATCGCACGTCGGAAGTCTCTTCCGCGCCATGTGCTTTTGCGACACGCTCGGAATTCCATACGACTTTTATTGTTCGAAGGTTATGGAGCACACTGAACGGCTTGGATGGACTAATCTTCCAACGCCGAACCAAATCCAGCACACGAGCTTCATGATCCACGTGCAGCAAGAGTGGAAAGAGCGTCTGAAGCTTGGCACCCTCATTCGGACGCAAGATCCCTATTACTTTCTGAACAACTATCTCGGCCACGCCTGGCAGGATGAGTACCAGAAGTGGTTGCTCGATCAGGCATTAGAGCGTCCGAACCCTAAGAACGCTCTTGCAAAAATCATGTTCGAAGAACCCCAGGTCAAACCGTCGTTCGCGGCGAAGTTTGTCGATATCGAGCGCATCAAACAAGCACGAAAGGTTGCAACAATTCCCACCGGCTAATTGTAATTAATTCTTGATAATCCAGCGCATTTCAATTATCAACATTAGCTGACAATACGGTGAAATATGACAGCAACCTACGAATTCGACGCCACGTTCCAACAGAAAGTTGTGGCTATGCTCCTACGCGACGAAGTGTTTGTCGCGCGCACAGAGGGGATCATCTTCCCCGAATATTTTGACTCTGAAGCTCATTCCTGGCTGGCCGACCTCGTCGATCGCCACTTCCGCAAGTATCGACAAATCCCTTCCGGCGCCGTCGTCACGAATGAAGTCCGCAAAGGTAAGGCTTCCGGACTTCTGAAGCCGGAGTTCGTGGACGACCTCAAGGAAGTTCTCAAATACGCTTACGCGAAGCCAGACCTCTCTAACCGCGACTATACGGTTGAAGCGGTGGCCGGTTTCGCTCGTGAGCGCGCCATCGAAGAAGGTCTGTTGCGATCAGCCGACATCATCGAAAAGAAAGGCGACTTCGAAGATATCCGGAAGATCATGGGCGAAGCGCTCGACGTTGGCTCCAATGATGGAGTGGAAGCGTTTGACGCGTCTGAGAACATTGCAGACCGCGCGGACCTTCGTGCCGCTAAACTCTCATCCACAAGTCTCGGATCAGGCATCACGACCGGATGGAAAGACCTCGACAACGCCATGTATCATAAAGGGTGGGGTCGAAAGGAACTCGCCTGCATTATGGGCGGCGCGAAGTCTGGTAAGTCGATCGCCTTGCAATACTTCGCGGTCAAAGCGGCCGAAGCAGGCTACAATGTCCTGTTTGTGTCGTGTGAGAACTCCGCCGAGATCACACTCGACCGGATGGATGCCAATATCAGTGACACTCGCATGGATGAACTGGCAACCAGTCCTGCGCGGGTGAAAGCTAAGGTCACGGACTTCTTTAAGAAATCTGGCATTCTGAAGGTACACGCATTTCCTAACGGTGTTGCGAAATGCTCGGACCTGCGCCGCCTTATCCGCAAGTATCAAAGCCAATCGGTGCTGTTCGATTTTCTCGTTGTAGACTACGCTGACGAGATGGCGCCGGAATTTCGCGAGAGCGAAGAGCGCTTCAATCTTCGCCAGATTTACCAAGGATTACGCCGCATCTGCGTCGAAGAAAACCTCGCCGGCTTAACCGCGACACAAACCAACCGTGCCGGCGGTAAAGCGAACGTGGCTACGAAGCATGACGTCGCTGAAGATATCAACAAAACCCGCCTGGTAGACCTGCTTATCTCGATCAACGCTGACGCCGATGAGAAAGCGCGTGGAGAGGTTCGGTTGTGGTTTGCGGCATCTCGTAACTCAGAAGACGAATGCGGCTTCCAGGCTAAGTGTAATCGCAGCACCATGCGCTTTGTCACAAAGATCATCGACAAGTTCTGATGGCTAAGCTCGACGATATCGAAGTCGCGGACATTCTCGATTATGAGGGGATCGAATATCGCGAGACATCAGGGAGCTCCGGTGAGCAGCTAAACCTTCGCGAATGTCCCACATGCGGCAACGCCAAGTACAAAGTCTACCTGAACGCTGAGACAGGCTTCGGAAACTGCTTTGTATGTGACACCAAGTTCAACCGCTGGACATTCCTGGCAGATTATCTTGGCACTCGAGATCGAAAAGCTATCCGCGACTTCATTTCCAAAATGTCGCGGGATCTCGGCTATCGTCCTAAGAAGAAGATGAAAGTTCTGGCCGAGACAGACGATCTCCAAGCCAAGCTTCCGCAAAGCATTCCTCTCCCCGATAGGAAAGGCAGGAACTCGCCTTATCTAGAAGAGCGCGGAATTACGGGTGAATACGCCAAGCGCTTCAACCTACGGCTCTGCCAGTATGGTGCGCACACCTACATCAAAGATGGCAAAGAGATCGACCAACGATTCGACGACCGAATCATCATCCCGGTTTTCGACCTCTATGGCGACCTGGTAACCTTCCAGGGTAGGGATATTAGTGGAAAATCTGATCGCAAATATCTGTTCCCGGCTCGCCTGCCGGCCACCGCTAGATACCTTTATAATGGTCACGAAGCGCTCGCTCTGCGAGCCACCGAAGTGATTCTATGTGAAGGTGCCTTTGACGTTATACCTGTAGCGAAGGCATGTGATCTCTACCCAGAGATGCACAAAGTTGTTCCGGTCGGTTCATTCGGTAAAGATTTGACCGATACGAAATCCGGTCCTGGCCAAGTCGATGCGCTACGGACGCTTAAACAGAAGGGCGCGTTGAAAGCAGTCACCATCATGTGGGATGGAGAACAGTCTGCATTACTGGCAGCATTGGATGCAGCCACGAAAATAAAAGGGATCGGGTTGAATGCAAAGATCGCGCTTCTCCCACAAGGTTGCGATCCAAACGAAGTAACTGTCACTCAAATCAGAGACAGTTACTTTAAAGCGCACAACTACTCTCGCCTGTTAGGTGTGAGATGGCGGACACACAACCCGTACAAATGATCTTGATTGTCACTCATCTTTGAGTATAGTCGCACTCGCAAGACGGAGTTGACAATGATCCATGTGATTCGCCAAAAGCAAATCATTACACCGAATCGGTTGATGGAATTGATCGTGTTTGAAGACAAAGACGAACAATTATTGGCGGCATACATGAAAGTTGGCCTGGCCAGACAACCGGTTAAGCTCCTGATGGGGAAAGACTATCGCGACTTCAAACGAGAGGATCGCGCCTTAGCTAACTGGAAGAAACGAGCCATATGGTTGCCTGGTAAAAAGATCAAAATCGAATCTACTTTAGCTGCAATTACAGCAGGTTATGATAATGACGACGAAAGTCTCGATCAGATGGCTGCTGAGTTTTCTGTCAAAGCGATCAAGGGATTAGCGTTCGTCCGGAAACAGGTTGAGACGCGTCCTCTCGCCGCCGCGAAAGCGGAAGTAGCGAGAGCCAAATATTTGGAAGTTAAAGAAGAACGAGAGCAATACTATGACGGCGTAGAAGGGTCTGGCCTGTTTTAGAATATTCACGAAAATCTATGTTATGTGGCAAACTATCGATCGCGGTAATGGTTTATTTACTTTCCGCGACCGATTGTATATCAGTGTTGACATTCAATCCAATTCCGGATTGATGTAAACAAGTTAGCACAAGGAGGGCGTCGCATGCCACGTGGTGTCGCAGGAAGACCACAGCAATCTATCAAGACGGGTGAAACATTCGCGCTCGCGGAGTGGTTCAACAAGAACGTTGATTTTCTTACTGAACTGACGAACGAAGAACTCGCAGAACAGCTCGGCTATACACGGCCGAATATCATCAGCATGTGGCGCACGGGACGCACCCGCATTCCGCTCGATCGGCTGACGAAGCTCTCAGAACTTTTGAAGGTGGATCTTTCCTTCCTTCTGCCGCTATGGGTGGAACAATACGGCGGTGCTGAAGCCTACACAGGTGTCATGAAGATACTCCAATCATCGGTCTCAGAAAGCGAGGCTAAATTGGTTGCAGCGGCACGTGAGCACACAAAGGGACGCGACTTCAAATTAAAGGCTGGTGCTGCCAAGCAGCTTGCCGACCTAATTACGCTGAGCTAATTGTAAGTCCCACTTGATAATCTCCGGTTGTCGTGCTTAATTGTAAGCACACGGTGACAATTCGGAGGCAAGTATGACTAAGAGACAATTCTCAGCCGAACAGGCAACCCTCGCAATCGAGAAAACCGCAAAGCTGTTGGCGCAAGAGAGTGTCAGTGTAACCACACGTGGCGCTCGCGCTTTCATCGAATGGCACCCATCCGGTGACATCAAGCGGATCAACCTACCAATGGTGCCTCGCGACGCTGACCAAGAGTTTTTGGACGCGCTGCAAGGCTTTTTGGATCATGAGGTAGGTCACGCTCTCAACACCGAGCCGCTGAAGGGTCGAGCGCTCGAAGATTCCCACATTAAACGCCTTGGTGTGCATCCCCAGGTTATTCGTTCGATGACGAATATCATCGAAGATGTGCGCATTGAAGACGCTATGGAAGAGCAATTCCGTGGCTGTAAGCGCAACCTCGAAGCGGTTCGCAAGTTCTTCGTCGAGCGTATGCGGCGGCCGACGCTGGATAGCATCGACCCCTCCCCTGCCGGCGACGATGAGCGTCGCGCATATATTCTCCCAATCTTCTTCCGAGCACGCGGCGGTCAGACCGCTTGTGAGCACTTCATGGATGACATGGAATTGTGGAAGTACGTCGAACCCTACGACAAATTATTTCCAGACCTGTCGGAGCGTCTTGCCGCTCTAGCGAGCACCGAAGACGCCGCAAACTTGGCGGCAGAGATCGTCGAGCGGACGTGCGAAACCACCCCGCCGAAAGACGATGAAGCTGAGCCTGAAGATCAGCAGCAAGACGGCGAAAGCGGCGATGACCAGACTGGTGACGAACAGGGCGAAGAACGTGAGTCCGACCAGTCGGGGGACCAAGAAACAGAGGCAGATAACAATGATGATGAAGGGGGACAGGATGACGATCCCGAGCAGAACGAGGATGAAGGCTCATCCGATGGGGACCAGCCTGGCGATGACGACGAGGATGATGAGGGACAGAGCGGTGACGACGGTGACACTGACGACTCCGAAGCCGAACCTGAACCATCTGACGACGGCGGAGATGACGGAGATAGTGGCGAAGATCAGGGGGATGATGAAGAGCAAGACGACGCCAATTCTGACGCTTCCGACGGAGACGATGAAGATGCCAGCGACAACTCTGAATCTGGCGACTCAGACGATGACGCCGGGGAGAATTCCGACAGCGCGAACGATGATAATGAGAGCGAGACAGATGGGGAAGACGACGGCTCTGAGGCAGATGATAATGACAGCGAGACGGATGGATCAGAAGACACGTCTGACGGCGCCGAAAACGCTGAGAACCAAGACCTAGACGGCGCCGACGATACTGAAGTCGATAGCAGCGAGGATCAGTCTGGCGATATCGAAGAAGTCGAGAAAATGATTATCGGCGTCGACTATGACAAGATCGAAGACTTCGACAACTGCGCCGCAGATGAGTTTGAGCGCCTGGTTGGCGATATGGACACCAGCGACCCGTATCACATCTTCTCTCGGGACCATGACTTAATCGAGCCTGCACAAGCTTACGAGGACGCTCCCGTAAAGTATTGCGAAGACCGTGTTGAGAAAACGACTGGCGTTCTTCGAAAGGAATTACAGCGCCTAATTGCTGCACGGTCCCTCTCTCATATGGTGCCAGGCAAGCGATCGGGCCGCATTCATCCTGCGTCCCTGCACCGCCTTCGTGTCGGGGACGACCGTGTCTTTGCCAGGAAACATGAGGTTGTGACCAAAGACACGGCCGTGTCGCTCGTGGTCGATTGCTCCGGTTCGATGCACGGCGCCAAAATCCAAGTCGCGATGGAGTCCGCATGGGCGTTCTCGGACACGCTCAGCCGATTGAACGTCGATAACGAAGTTCTCGGCTTCACGACTAACCACCCGTATTATGGAAACAGTAGAGCTAAATCTTACGACCCCGTTGAGATCGAGCGCTATTGCCGGACGCTTGGAGTTTCATCGCATCGCGTCCGACAGGTTCCGCTCTACGTTCCCATCTTCAAAGCATTCGACGAGAACTTCGGGATCGAGCAGAAGCGCCGCATGGCCTCCTATCCTGAAAAAGGTCTGCAAGGCGCGAACGTGGACGGCGAGTCCGTTCGGATTGCTGCGCACCGTTTGATGCAGCGCCGTGCGCAACGTCGCGTGATGATCGTCTTCTCTGACGGTATGCCAGCCAGCGATGTCGCCGGCGAATTGCTCGATGCCGATCTCAGAAAGACGGTCAAAGAGCTGGAAGCCGCGAAGATCGAAACGATCGGCATCGGTATCCAGACCAAATCGGTGAAGCAATACTACCCGAAGAGCTTTGTGATCAAGAACTCCGAAGAGCTTGCGGGGACCACTCTTCGCGAGCTGAAGGCAATTCTCACAAACTAATTGGCAATCATCTTTGACTATTTACAAGTCATCCGCATATGGTATGAATTGTCAGTCAGCAATGACAATACACGGAACAAACGGAGGCATAAGCAATGAGTTCTAACATCACAACACCGGATCAAGGCGTGCTGGTTCACGGTTTCGACGTCTACGTCCATTCTGTGCCGCGATATCTCGAAGACACCGACGTCACATTGGCGGAATATCAGGAAGCATACGGTTCCGACACGCCTTTGTTTTCGGAGCGCTTCAAAGCGGCGAAGGCCAAGCGCGAGGATGATCTGAAATCAGATATGACGGCAAAGGTTCACACCATGCCAGGCGCAGCTTCCAAGCAACCATTCGCCAAGCTGTTTGATCTTGGAAATGCCAAAGCAGCGAAGAACGCTCGCGGCAAAGACATCATGTGTTCAGTCGTCGCACCGCCGACCAATTACGAAGGGTGGGTTCCAGATGTGGATCCCAATTACGTCTATCATATCGACAACCTGAAAGCGGTTATGATGGCCGCTGAGCTTGGTATGACCATGCTGCTCTGGGGAATGCACGGTACGGGTAAAACAACGCTCGTCGAGCAATTCTGCGCACGCACAGGGCGTCCGTGGATTCGGGTGCAGCACACCGTCTCCACAGAAGAGTCGCACATTCTGGGACAGTACGTGGTCAAAGACGGCGCAACGGTCTTTGAGCTTGGTCCCCTTGCGATCGCGATGCGTGATGGTCTGGTCTACATGGCCGACGAATATGACTTTGCGCTACCGTCTGTGACATCGGTCTATCAGCCGGTTCTCGAAGGTAAGCCGCTGGTGATCAAAGAAGCTCCGCCAGAGCTGCGGATCATCAAACCACACCCGAACTTCCGGTTCTTCGCAACCGGTAACACGAACGGCGCCGGAGATGAGACTGGTCTTTATTCCGGTACTCAGATCATGAACGCCGCGAACTATTCGCGCTTCGGTATCACCATCGAAGTGACGTACATGCCGGCCGCTCAAGAGGTCGCAGTGGTCGCGGGTCAGGCGAAGATCCACAAGGATGACGCCGACCGCCTGGTGAAAGTCGCTAATGAAGTCCGTCGAGGCTTTGAGCGCGGTGACATGTCCGCGACGATCTCGCCTCGTGAACTCATCAATGCAGGGATGCTTGCACGTGTCATGGGCGTCGAACCTGACCTCACTAAGGGTTTGGAGCTTGCGTACTGCAACCGCCTGGACTCGACCGACAAGAAGGCGGTGCTCGACTTCGCGCAACGCCACTTCGGTTAATCGAACACCCGCTTTGAGCTTATGCGCGGTGAAAAGCTCAAAGCGGGTGACCTCCTCCGTGTAGCGGTGTCCGCGCCACCGCTTCAGAAGGGATTAGAACATGATCAAGATGGGGTGCTTTGGTTCAGTGGTCGCGTTCTCGCCAAAAACGAAGACCTGCCAGGATTGTCCGGTGAACAAGCAATGCGCAGCCGAAGTGTTCAGTAAAGAGGAAACCACCTTGCAGGCTATCGAACGAAAAGAGACTGAGCGCGACACAGAAGACGCGACCCTTTTCAGCAAGAAACACCACAAGATCGAAGACCTTCCGAATGCCGCTTACCACAAGGTGAAGCGATTTTTCGCCACCAGGCGCCGGTACTTCACCGCGAAAGCGACAGGTAAGCCGATTGGACGCGCTGCTAAAGATTACGAGGCGATGATGAAGAACGGAATCGACTTCACGATGATGCGGATGCGCCTCAACCCGTTCAAGGAAGGCGGACACTATCCGCACATGCGCAAGATCGTCGGCATCATTTTCGATCTCGAATATTTCAAAACCAAAGACGTCGCCGAAGAGCTGAAGAAGCAAGGCTACAATTCACACAAATCGACAAGCTCAACGCTGGCCAGCCGAGGTATCAAAGTCTTGGAAATGGCCGGCGTAATTAAGAACGATGGAGGCACATATTGTCTGTCATAATGACCATGCTGGGAGTTCGATCTCACTTTTCACTCGGTGAGAGCACTCTCAAACCCGAAGACATCAAGCGTATCGCCAAAGAGGCAGAGCAATCGAAGGTTGTCATCTGTGACACGATGACGATCAACGCCTTGATTGAGACCTCGAAGCTCGCCGACGACACGTTTGATCCGCGCTTTGGGGTCGCCTTGCGTGTGGTCGATGATATCACCATACGCGATAAGAAGACGCGCCAGAGCATCTATTTCCCCAAAGTGTACCCTCGCAACTGGGAAGCCGTTCAAGCGCTCTTCCGCGCTGTCTCTGAGGCGCACAGAGGTGATAACTTCTACATGGTGCCGCGCATGTCCTGGGAGATGTTCTTCCGGATGCTCGAACAGGGTGACTTCACTGTCACGTCCGGTGACTTCTATGGCGTTCTGGAGCGCAAAGATGCGGTCGCAAAGTGTGAAGCCATTCGGAGTAGCGCTCGCGACTTCTACGTGGAGCTGACGCCGGTTCCGACTGGATATCACGACCGCGTCAATCAGATCGCCGCGTTTCTGGTGAAGCACGGTGACTTTAAGCCGCTCCTGTCATGGCCAACCATGTACGACAAAGATGGCCACCAATCGTTCGTGATCAATCGCGGCATCCAGAAGCGTTCGAGCTACGCCAAAGAGGTTTTCCTAAACCAGCCGGTACACGAAGCGTACCACGCACCCTCCCCTTCTGAGCTGGTCGCTTACGTCAAAAGCGCCGCTGAACGGTTGGAGAAGATCGAGCCAGGACACAAAGCCGTATGGAAGCAAGCAATCCTGAACCAACACGAGTTCTTCGACGCCTTGGACTATAAGTGGGAGAAGCAACCAATCGCGCTTCCAAACCTCGCTGAAGATCCCGACGAGCGCGTCAAAGAGCTTTGCGTGGCAGGTCTGAAGGAACGCATGAAGGCGCACGTGTTCGGTGAGCACATCTCTGCGGCCGATTACAAGTCAAAGTACCTTCCGCGCCTGAAGTACGAACTTGGCATCCTGAAAGACATGGGTTTTGCCGAATACTTCCTGCTCGTGGATAACCTCGTGCGCTGGTGTAAGTCGAACGGCATTCTGGTTGGACCGGGTCGTGGATCGGTCGGCGGTTCGCTGGTCGCTTATCTGATGGGGATCACAGACGTTGACCCTATCCGTTTTGGATTGATCTTTGAGCGCTTCATCAACCCTTCCCGTAATGACCTTCCTGATATCGACTTGGACTTCATGTCCACGCGGCGCCAGGAAGTGATCGACTATCTCGTCGAAGAGTTCGGCGAAGAAAAGGTTGCCGGTATCTCTAACTACGGTGTGCTTGGCTCTGCGTCTGCGATCAAGGATGTTGGCCGTGTGTATGCGCTTGATGCCGCCAAGCTGACAGTGTCGAAGTACATCCCGAAGGTTCACGGACAGCCAGTCGATCTCGCGACGGCGGAGAAGGAAGTCGCTGAAATCTCCACGCTCGCCGATGACCACCCTCAAATGTGGAAACACGCGGTCGGTCTCCAAGGCACAATGCGAAGCTACGGAAAACACGCCGCCGGCACGATCGTGGCAGGCTGCAACATCTCAGACCTGGCAATTGTCGAAAACCGATCCGGTGAGCGCACCATCAATTGGGACATGCGCGTTGCTGAAAGTATGGGACTGGTGAAGCTGGATATCCTTGGCCTCTCCACGCTCGATACGATCGCCAGAGCGGTCGACAACATCAAGAAACGGCACTCGAAGGACGTAGACATTCTGTCTATCCCGCTCGATGACGAAAAGACGCTGAAGGCATTCTCAGAAGGTAGAACGATCGGCGTGTTCCAGTTCGAGGGTGGTGCTGCTCGCCGCATCCTCAAAGACATGTCTAAGGTCAACACCGTTGTCTTCAATGATATTGTCGCAGCGAACGCGCTCAACCGTCCCGGTCCTATCGACGCCGGTCTGGTTGAAAAGTACGTGGACGCCAAGAACGAGGAAGTCGAGAACGAGCTGCCTCACCCGAACATGGCTGACGCGTTGGACGAAACATACAACGTCATCGTCTATCAGGAACAGGTAATGCAGGTGGCTGTGGACTTGTGCGGCTTCTCACTCTCCGAAGCTGACACGCTCCGGAAAGCTATGGGTAAGAAAGACAAGAAACTCATGGCGAAGCTGAAGGACCAGTTCATCGACGGGGCGGAAAGCCACTCCGGAATGGATCGTGACCTCGCCGAAGACTTGTTCGATCAGATCGAAGTGTTCGCCGGATACGCGTTCAACAAATCTCACGCCGCAGAATACTCGCTGATCTCCTACCAGTGCATGTGGCTGAAGGTCCACTATCCGGTCGAGTTCTACGCCGCAGCGCTGTCCACGGTGAAGGAAGACAAGCTGAAGCCGATCTTGAAGGATGCGCTTGAAGCGGGGATCGAAGTTCTGCCGCCGGATATCAATCTCTCAGAGCGCGATTTTGTGATCGCGAACGATAAGACACTCATAACACCGCTTTCACGCGTCAAGCGCGCTGCTGGACGCGCTCCAGAGGTAATCATGAGCATTCGCGCAGAAGGAAAGATTCTGAGCACTGACGACCTCAAGAAACGTCTTACAGAGAAGAAGCTGGGACGTTGGTGTAACAAGTCGGTCATCGCGAACCTAGACGCCGTTGGTGCGTTCGCACACGTCGAGCCGGGTCAGAAACCGCCGCTCGATGACAGCCGGATCAAAGACCAACTCACTCTGATGCCTGGTCTGGTCACCCGCGTCCTGCGCGTCGATGAAAAGATCCCGCAGGACAAGCACACGAAGGCGCGCATCATCGGTTTGGTGAAGAATTACTCAGAAGCCGACGAACATGCCGTCCACTGCTCACCAGGTATCGGCAAAAGAGCTGCATTTATGGCAGTCGCCGATTGTCCCAATCATTCTGAAGAGAATGAGAAGATGTTCGCCAAAGGTCGATCATTCGATTACTGCCGAGAAGCTTTGGCCGGCGCCGGTCTGTCGGTTCACGATGGCTACTGGACCGGACTGCTGAAGCGGATCAAAGACGACCGCATCATTTCGCCGGATGAAATCAAGACTTACTCTCCCTTCCTTGATCAGGAAGTCGAGCTGCTGAAGCCGCAATTGATCATCACACTTGGCTCAAATGCGATGCGCCATTTCATTCCGGAGTTGAAGGGTGGGATAATGGATCACGTTGGGTCCACCCACTTCCTTCCGAAGCTGGATGCCACCGTTCTGATCGGTTTCAATCCTGGCATGATCTACCATGACCGGGACAAAATGAACGACCTTGAAGAGGTCTTCAAGAAAGCCGCAGAAATTATCGGTGCTTAATTGTAAGTCATTATTGACAATATTTCTTGCGCTGGTATTGTGCAACCTCATTCAAAACGAGTGAACAAAACAGAGGCTAAAACCATGCAACAAACCACCATCCTTGGCTTTCTTGGAACAGAGGAATTCGACGCCATTCCCGGCTCGAACACGTTCCGAATTGGCCATCGCTATGATCAGATTTTGCGGAAAGGCGACGAAGTCGTAATTCGCGATGATGATCTGCACCAGCTTCGCGGCACAGCGGTCGTCTCAGACGTCTGGACCGGGAGCTTGCGTAACATGCTGCAAGAGCACGGCGATGAAAATCACCACCTGACGCGCGAACACTCTGAAGTTCGCCGCGCGGACCTGAAGTGCTTCCTCGAAGACGTCTACCGCGAGCTTGGCTACGACGTGGACGACACGACGCCATTCACCGTCATCTACTTCGAAGAAGCCGAGGAAGACTCTTCTGGCGCCGAAGGTGAGATCGAAACCGAAGAAGAGCCTGCGACATCAGAAGATGACGGCGCCGGCAAGGTGGAAGCGACTCCAACCCCCGCTGCGTCTGAGACTGAGCCGACCACTCAGGAGCCGCAGCCTGGCACCGTGTTCTCTGGCGCTCAGACCAGCGAGACTTCTACCGAAGCAGAGACAGAGGCTGCGGCCTAATGTCAGACACCATCTTAAAGGTTGGACCCTACAAGGTGGATCAATTCGTGTCGGCCGAGCAACTTGCGGCCGACACAAACCTCAACGGCGCAGATTTGAATGACAGCTTCCTGAACCAATCCGGTTTGATGGCGTTCTATTCAACTCTGCTCGCGAAAGCAGGCTACCAGACCGGCGAGTTCAAATTGAAGCGCGATGTCCAAATGGCCATCGTCTCCAAAGAGTTTCGGGAAAATCCACCTTCCGACAAGAAACTCACCGAATCGGCACTGTCTGAATTGGTTTTGACGGATAAGCGCGTTCAAGCGGTGAAAGCCGCCTACCTGCGCGCCGAAGAAGTTGAGGCTGTTATCAAGGGTGCTGTCGAAGCACTCCGCCATCGCAAGGATATGGTCGTCCAACTCGGCGCCGCATCTCGCGAGGAAGCTAAAGGCGCTGTCCGCATGAAAATGACGTCGGACACTTCTGATCGGAGCTCGGCTCTGAAAGCGAAGCTCGCAAAGGCGAAATAGGTTTCCCACGAGACCTGAAAAGTTTCGCACAGTAATGTGCGGATAACGGAACTCCGGTTCCACAACCCCGTCACAAAGTCAGTCATTCATGACTGATAAGTGGCGAGACTGAAAGCAATGCAAGCAGAAAAGGAAAGTAAGCATGGCAGGATTGAGAGACCGCATCGCGGCAAAACGTCAGGCAATCGCTGACAAGAGCGCTGGCTTCGAACGTTCGTTCAAATGGTCAGTTGGGAAAACGTATTTCCGCCTCCTCCCAGGTAAGGCCGAAGCGGAAGAATTCTTCGAAGAAATCGGGGTCCACTGGATCAAGTCCAAAGGCAAAGTTGTCACCTCTGTTGGTGACCGCGAAATTTGCTTCGGCGAACCGTGTCCGATCCGCGAGGGTATCGAAAGCGTCATGGCTCACGCACGTGACATCGGCGACGACGATATGCTCAAGGAAGCAAAAGACATGCTCGCCAAACCGCGCTTCTTCGCGAACGGTATCATCATCAAGGCTCCCGGCGAGTTTGAAAAAGACAAGCCGGAACTGCTCGAATTCTCCGAGCGGACTTGGGACCAAATCCTTTCGCAAATGGAAGACATGATCGAAGAACTGGACGAAGGCGCGGACCTCACCAAAGAAGGTCCATTCGCTCTTGACGGCGGCGTTGTCTTCGTTCTGGAAAAATCGGGTTCGGGTCTGGAGACGCGTTACAACGTCTATACCCACTCGAAGAAAGCGAAAGCTCCCGCAGGTGTGCTCGAAGCAGCAGTCGATCTCGCTGGCTATAAACGCTCGCAGTTCGATGAACGGGGCCGCAAGGCACTCGCTGCTCTTGGTGCCATGATCGGTGAAGACCTGTCAGACTCCGTCGCCGACGCTCTGACAGCACCGGCTCAGACCAAGCAACTCGCCGCGCCAGAATCCACCGACGATGACTTTGTCGACGAAGACGACGTGATTGAAGGCGAAGTCGCCGAAGAGACTCCCGCAGAGGAAGAACTCTCCGACGATGACATTCTGGCGGACCTCGACGACCTGTAAGGGTACGTCAACCGTCCAAACCGAGGCCGCGTCGTTCGCATCCGGCGCGGCCTCATTTGCGAGGTTACTATGGAACAGACCAAAAAGACAATCTTGGATGGCAACTCGATCGGTTTCCTGGCGCAACAATGCGGAGCGAAGCTGAAAGCCGGCGAAATCGAAACAACTGCGGTGTTTGGCTTCGTTCAAATCGTCCGCGATATCGTCAGCAAATCACGAGGCTCCGGAATTCTCGTCCTCTGGGATGGCTATTCTTGGCGCAAACAGGAGTCGACTGAGTACAAAGCCAACCGTGGCGTCACGAAAGAAAATCAGGCAATGCGTAAAGCGTACAAGTCGCAAGGCAAGTACATCCGCAAATGTCTGACCGCTCTCGGCATCACACAAGCTGTGGCCGGAAATCTGGAAGCGGATGACATGGCCGCGATCCTGAGTGAACGATACGTCAAAAACGGTTGCACCGTTCAGCTCTACACCCGAGACCGCGACTGGTTGCAGATGGTTCAACCCGGCGTCGTGTGGAAGGATCACCAAGATCACAACCGCATCTCTCATAAGAAGTTCATGGAAGAAACTGGGTATCCCGATCGCTTCCAGTTCGCAGAAGCGAAAGCTCTGACCGGAGATGCCTCTGACAACATCAAGGGTGTCGGCCAGATCGGTGAAGTGAAGGCAAAACTCATCCTCGAAATCTGGGGCAGCGTTCCAAAATTCCTCGAAGACGACAATCCTGCCGAGACTTGGAAGCAGACCCAATCCGGCAAGTTTCCGAAAGCCATGAACGACTTTCACTCAATGTCAGAACGCATTGAGAAGTGGGAAGAAAACCTGCGAATGATGCAACTGGTCTGGCCGGAACAACTTCCGACGCCGGAGAACCTTCGCGTCGTCAAAGGTGACTTCAACCGTCAAGCTTTCGAAGCAATCTGCAAAGAGCTGGCGTTCCATTCTTTCCTTAAAGACATGGACCGCTTCATCCACCCATTCACCCCTATCACTGGAGACTAATATGGCATCTCTTGCAGACGCTCTCGCGAAGAAGAGTATCACAAACGCCGAAAACCTGGCGCCTTCAATTTGGCTCGACACCGGCTACCCTGTCCTGAACAAGCGCGTGTCAGGCGACTATCAGAAAGGGTTCCCGCTCGGCCGCATTGTCGAGATTTTCGGACCTCCATCGGCTGGTAAGACCGCGATCGCCACCAAAGCGATGATCTCCGCACAAGCTGCCGGCGGACTGGCGATCTTCATGGATCACGAACGAAGCTTCGACAGTCGCCTTGCTGAAAAGCTCGGCCTCGATCTCGATCCAAACCGGTTTGTCTATCTGGCGCCGGAGACGTTCGAGCAAAGCATGGATCAAGTTGTCGAGATTGGCGAAACTGTTCGCTCCGGTGACTTTGGTATCGATGCGGACGCGCCGATCTGCGTCGTCTTCGACTCGCTCGCCTCAATGGTCCCGAAGTCGAAGTGGGACAAAGCTGCTGCCGAATACAATATGAACGACAACACAGCGCTCGCTCGTGCGACGTCAGCCGCCTTCCCTGCTTTCGCGCAACGTTGCGAGAAATGGAACATGTTGGCGATTTTCCTGAACCAAGCGCGCACCAAGATCGGTGTCATGTTCGGGGATCCAACCACGACGCCAGGCGGAAGCTCGCCTGAGTTCTATTCGTCGATCCGCTTGAAACTTGGCGGCGGTAAGTTGAAAGAGAATGGCGGCAAGACGGTCGGTTGCGAAACGGTGAAAAACAAGGTTCACCGACCGTTCCTGAAATGCTCTTGGGACTTCGTGTTCCAAGATGATGGGTCAGGCAAGTTCGACGTTGTTGGCGGCGTCATCGAAGAGCTGAAAGAACTCGGCGCACTCGAGACTGCTGGCGCGTACATCATCTGGACCGATGGTAAGAAGTACCACAAAGCGCCGCTGGTGAAGAAGATCGAAGACGAAGGACTTCAAGCGGAACTGTTCGCCTTGCTGCCTGGCTGGGAGGACTAAGTGTCCGTCGGATTTATCGAAGAAGCTGTGAAGGAAGAGATGGTCCCCGTGACTATCTCTTTTCACTCTGGCACCAAAGAGATTGCGAAGTTTGGCTATCGCAACGCGGTCGCGTTGTTCGCCAACCAAGAACTGTACGAAGCAGGCATAGTAAGTTTGCCAAGATACTATCCATCCGGAACGCGTCTATTTCAGCTCCAACATTCAACGATTGAACGGCTCGAAGTCGCAACGAACGACCTCAAAAAATTCATAGATGCAGTGAAGGATAAAATCGCCAATGAAGACTGATGTTCGCTATATCAAAGGCGTCTCGTATGGAGTTTCGGTGCCGAAATCTTGGGACGAGAAAGGAATCTCACTTTGTGAGTATTGTGCGGCTCAGAACTTCTGCGGCACAGCCTTATCATCACCGAACGATCCGATATCTGGATGTGATGCCACGATCTTGCCACTGACGTTCCAAGACAAGACCGGTCTACACCGGCAGTATTTTTCAACGATCCGCCTTGGTAAAGCATGGGGTGAACGCCTCTCCGCAATTTCTGGCATTGTAGCACTGGTTCACAAGACGAAGACGAAGGAAACCGTACTGGGATTTGCCGACGCCATACATCACGTGACCGTCCCAAAAGATGAGGCGATAAAAAGTTTTCGGACTTGAACCATCTCATAGTCGATCGTCCTGGCACTAAGGAACAGAAGTTAGATTTTTTGAGTAAGACGATCCGCCGCTACTATGGCGGCTTCGATCAAGACGGAACCAAGCCATATACCGTAATCACATTGAAGAGGCTAACAGATGACGAAAGTGCGCGGATCGAAGCGACTTGGCCAGTGGATCACCGATTCTAATTCTGAAGTGATCGAGCGCTTCCACAAGCGCCGCTTCAAAGACGTCATGCTGGTCATCAAACGAAAGACCACCGGCGCCACCCTGGTCATCGTAACGCGCAAGCATCGCGATAGCTTCCGCAATGGTGAGAAGAGTATCAGCGCAGCGCGCAAGTCCGACCAAGAAACGTGGCCAATTGACGCTCATCTTTTACGTAAAACTAAACGCTACAAGCCGGATCGCGTTGTGGTCTATCTGGTGGACACAGATGATTTTTGGCTAAGCAACTTTGACGACTGGTTTGACCCGCATGTCCGCATCACACGGCGATCTAAGTATGGCGGTGAAGAAATATATCACATGCCGTCGAGTAAAATGACGCATGTCCCGAGCTTTAGCCACTTGCGTTCTGTGTCGTAACTGATTATCACTTATTCATGACAATACGGAGGATCAATTGACAGACATACCCTACGCTCTTTGCTCAGACGTGCACTGCCACGGATGGTCAGCTTTCGCGACCACAAACAAAGACGGTGTAAACTCCCGCCTCCAGATCATTCTCGACGAGCTGTTGGCATGTGCAACCGAACTCCGGTCGCGAGGTGGTGAAGTCATGGTAATCGCCGGTGACCTCTTTCATGTTCGAGGCTCTGTGAAACCTTCGGTGATGAACCCCGTAATGGAGACATTTCAGAAGATCGGAAAGATGGGTGTCTTTGTTGTCGCGATTGCTGGAAATCATGACCTTGAGGGGAAGGATGCGGACACAATTGGAAACGCTATGCAGGCTCTTGGAGCGCTCACATCGTTCGATCCAGTTACTGCACCGACAGATCTCTTTGAACCTAAAATAGCTTTGCTCCCTTGGTACTCCGACATCAACGAGTTGCGAGCGAAAATTAAAACTGCTGCAGACAATGCCGATCCCGGCGTGACAGATCTGGTGATCCACGCACCTCTAAATGGTGTCATTAAGGGAATACCTGACGCTGGATTGGATCCAGCTGAATTGTCTGATCTCGGATTCAACCGCGTGTTCGTGGGTCACTTCCATAACCACAAGTCATTCGAAAACGGTAAAGTTTACTCGGTCGGGGCGACTACGCATCAAACCTGGAACGATCCTGGCAGTCGCGCTGGTTTCTGTATGGTGTACCCTGACCGAGTAGAGTTCATCCCGTCATCGGCTCCATCTTTCGTCGATATTAAAAAGCCGGAAGAGGTGGAAGAGGAGGTGGTCAGCGGAAACTATGTCCGCTTGAAGCTCGTTGATGTGACTGAAGCTGAGATCAAAACGTTCCGCACCGAATTGGAGAATCTCGGCGCTAAAGGTGTCAACATCATTGCGACCAAGAAAACTGAATCGACTCGCGCAGCTTCTATCAGTTCCGGCGCCTCACTCGAAGTTTCTGTCGCTGAGTATATTGAGAAAGACTCAGGCTTTTCCGATCAGAAGAAACTCCAAGAGCTTGCGTCTAGTATCCTTACGGAGGCTCGCTCGCGATGAACTCAACAGATAGAGAAGAATATTTCTATGTGCTGGTTGCCAGAGCGGCACGAGCGCTACTGACCGAGAAGAATACCAACGGTATGGCGTTTCAGCTCGGCGGTGTTCGAATAAACATTCAGGACGCTGACACTCAAATTGCTGTCGGCAAAGATAGTCCGTCGATTCAGCACCTATCAGAACGAGCGAGACGACTTTATGAGATATAGAGAAACTTGGAAACCTGTCGCGGGTTATGAGGGTTATTACGAAGTTTCAGACGCTGGTAGAGTTCGCAGTATTCGAACCAACTTCGGCAATCCTCGTATCCGAGGTCTCCGACAGTCAACCACTCATGATGGTTATCGTCGCGTTTGCCTTTCTAAAGACAATAAGAAGCGTCACGCTCATGTCGCCCACCTAGTGTTAGAGGCGTTCGTTGGACCACGGCCAGCCGGGATGCAAGCGTGCCACGGACCTGCCGGCAAGACTCAAAACAGTTTGTCCAACCTGCGGTGGGATACCCCTGAAGCTAACTATCAAGATCGCGCCAGAGACGGAAATGTAAAGGCTGGCGACAGTCATCCGATGGCTAAGATTACCACTGCTGTTGCTCGTAAAGTTAAACAATCACCCAGCTCGCTTACAGCGAGGCAAGTCGCTGAGAAGTTGGGAGTATCAATCCACACGGTTCGTATGATCCGACAGGGAAGAATTTGGAGAAAAGCGTGAAAATAACAAACGTAACAATCGAAAACTTCCTGGGGATTGGTACAGCAAAAATCAGTCTGCAAGATAAGGGACTGGTATTAGTCCAGGGACAAAACTTAGACGATCCGTCGGCGGACTCCAACGGCTCCGGCAAGTCGTCTATGATCGATGCTGTGTTCTGGGGTCTCTACGGTAAGACCGCGCGTGGCCTTGGTGGTGACGATGTGATCAACCGAGTGATCGGCAAGCAGTGCGTCGTAACGATTGAGCTGGAAGACGGTACACAGACAGCGAAGATTACTCGCTGGAGAAAAGCCAAAGGTTTCCATAAGCGATCCGGCGTTGTTATCGAGATCAACGGTTCCGATTGCTCAGGCGGCACAGACGCACTTACACAAGCCGAGATCGACAAGGTTGTAGGTTGCAGCGAGCAAGTCTTCGCCGCCGCTGTCTACGCAGGACAGGAAGCGATGCCAGACATCCCTTCCCTCACCGATCGCCAGTTGAAGTCACTGATCGAGGAAGCTGCCGGCATTGACCTGATCGAGGAAGCTTACGTCGTTGCGCGGGAGGTTGTTCGCGATGCACAGGAAGCGCAAGATAAGTTCTCCGACGCCTTAGACTTAGTTCGTTCATCGGTTGAACGCGTCGAGGGTCAGATAGCTACCGTCGAAGATGACATCGAAGGGTGGGAAAAGACACGCGAGTCTCGTGTGAAACAAGCTACGGATGAAGCTGCGGAACTGAAAACACGCGCCACCGACGTAAAGAAAGAAATCGCGGACTTCGACGAAAAGGGAATCAACGATCAAATCAAAAAGATCGACGACGAGATATCGGCTTTGGATGAGCAAATGCAGGAGATCGATAAAGAGATCGCCGGCGTTTCCGAAGAGAACGAGAAGGCTCGCAAACTTGGTGAAGACGTTTTAAACGCACGTCACTTATTCGACGACGCGACCAAAACCGCAAAACGGATCGCCGAGACATTCAAGAAACAGAAGAGCAAGTTTGAAAACGTCGAGTCTCAAGTCGGCGAACCTTGTGGTGAATGCGGCAAGCTCACGACTGAAGAAGACTTGGCTGATGTGAAAGCGAATCTGAAAGAGACTTTGCGCGAGCTAAAGGAAACGTATGAAGGCGCTCGCGATGACGCCGCTGATCTAAAAGCTAAATTGGAAGAGTGTGAGACCGCGCGCGATGAATTCGAAGCGCAACGCACCGACATTAGCGCACAGCAAGCGCAGCAGCGCGAGTTAACTTCTAAACAGCGCGATCTTACCTCTGACAAAAACAAGCTCTCAGCGACGCTCTCTGAGCTTCCCAGACTGAAGGATCGATATTCCAATTTGAAGGAGCGTTTCGATGCGAAGCGTCAGGACATCAAGAAGCTCAAGGAAGAGAAAAACCCGCACGGAAAATCCCTCGATCGTTACAAGACGGAACTGGTCGAAGCTCAAAAGGCGGTCGAAGAGAAAGAAGTTGAATACGCCAATGCGGCGGAACATCTGGTGGTCGCCAAAGCGGCAGCGCAGGTCTTTGGACCTAAAGGCGTCCGAGCGCACATTCTTGATACCGTCACACCTTTCCTCAACGATCGCACGGCTCACTACCTAAGCACGTTGTCAGACGGCTCTCTCGAAGCGATCTGGTCAACGCTGACCGAAGGACGCGACGGCGAGCTGAAAGAAAAGTTCACAATCGGCGTGGAGAAGTATGGAACAGGTACGTTCGCATCACTTTCCGGCGGTGAGAAGCGGAAGGTTAGACTAGCGACTACCCTCGCCTTGCAGGACTTGGTTGCGTCACGTGCGACCAAGCCAATCAATCTATGGATCGGTGACGAAATCGATACCGCGTTGGATCCCGCAGGACTGGAGCGTCTTATGACGCTACTGGAAATGAAAGCGCGTGAAAAAGGTACGGTTCTAATCGTGTCTCACCACGACCTGAAGGATTGGGTGCGCGACACGGTTGTCGTCACGATGGAAGACAAAGCAGCAAGAGTGGAGGGAGTTCTATGTCCAGTCCCCTAAAAGGAAAATACATCTGCTTCACTGGTAAGCTGGATGACTTCACACGAGCCGATCTCGAGGAAATGGCTGAAGAGTACGGCTTCACGTTCATGAATAGCGTGACCAAGTCGACCGACATTTTGGTGAAGGGTGAAAAGCCAGGAAAGACCAAGGTCGATAAAGCGTTTAATCAGGGTGTGCGTATCATCAGCGCCGAGGATTTTCTTCATCTACTGATGGCCAACGATGATCTAGGTCTTCCAGAGCCGAAGGTGAAGGAAACCAAGACACAAAAGAAAGAGCGCCTTGGTTACTACGAGCAACACGAGCAAGCCGGAATCTTTTAACAGTCATTGTTGACTATGAAGACAATCGAATGGAACGCCGGAGTGAAGATACTGAGTCCGGTCAACGCGCACCACTTATCAGGGATAGACGAAATGGAAGGATATCACGGCAGCACTGGTCGATCTACGGATTTAGGTATCTTTGACGAGGTAGCTGAAGCGCACGCGACCGGCTTCAAAGACGAGACTGCCGAAGAGCCGCACGCGTTCTCCTACCAGGCCGACCTTGTCGAACTGGACAAGCTGTTTGGCGAATTGCCTGGTGAACATGCCGATGTGTTCGTTTCCGCGATCCTCTGGGACGAAGAGCAAGACGCACGAACCGGCGAGTCTATTCGGATCGCTCCCGGTGAGTTGCTGGTCCCCTATCGCCTGCGCCTGGGTAATAAGGGTCAGCTTCAGTTCCTTGTGTGGTGGAGCCGCGAAGAAGGACATCGTGCACCGTTGGTCGTGAACCGATCAACTTTGGAAGACCTTCTGCCAGCGACCTATGCCAAGCTGGAAGAGAAATTCCTGCAACACAATAGCCGACTGATCTACCTGCTCGAACGAGAGAATAAGGCGGTGATCGGATCACGAAATCGCGTGATCGAAAGTCTCAATACGGCGATCAAGACGCGCTCCGAAGTGGACCTGCTCAAAGAGATGCAGCGCCGCGAAGAAGAGCGCACTCAGTCTTACGCAGACGATGACCGCGCGGGGATGTTCTGATGGACCCCGATTACGCTGAAATGTTCTATCCCGAATACATCGACCTGGGGCAAGGCAGAAGACTTCCTGCCGGCGCCATGACGTTCGACGCCAGGAAGAAAATGCTGCTCGATTTAATAAACGGCGGCGGACTGTCTAAAGACGCACTAGAGGCTCTGCTCGAACAGACGAAGAATATCGAGATCGTCGAAGATGAGAAAGACGTTCGCCAGCGACACATCGACAACGATGAGATGGCGGGGATGTTCTGATGGCCGCACTCTCAAAAGGCCAATTGGACGTACTTCTTAGTAATCCAGGCAATCGCGATTTTTACGACAAGCTCTTCGAAGACATGAAAGAGGCTTCGACTCTTTCTGATCTTCTGACGAAGCCGATCAAGCACGAACCCGCCGTGTTTTGGGTCGATGAAGCGCACGAATTTGAGAACGAGCGTGAGTACACCTGGCCATCCTTTCAAGATCGCTGGCATATCGACACGTTTCGCAGAGAAGAAATAAAGCGCTCATACGCAGCCGAGCTTGAAGAAAGCCGCAAGGTCAAAGAACGCACAGATTTTTACGAAAACCAAGAAGACGCAGGAGCATTCTAAAATGAAAATAACAATAGCCGGGATTGATCCAGCGTTGGCCAATTTCGGTCTGGCCAAAGTGGAGTATGACCTTGAGACAGATACCTTCTCGCCAATCGCCATCAAACTTGTCCAAACTGAAAAGCGAACTGGGAAGACGGTTCGACAAAACTCCGATGATATCCGGCGTGCTTCAGAGCTGTGCAGCGGTATGCACGACTGGATCAAAGACTGCCATGTCGTCTTCGCGGAAATTCCAACCGGATCGCAGAGCGCTCGGGGAGCCTTCTCCAATGGAACCTGCCTCGGGATACTGGCAAGTATTGGAAAGAGCACTGGTTATAGTGGACGACTCATCCAAGTTCTCCCACACGAAGTTAAACTGGCCGCCGTTGGTTCCAAGCACGCCTCTAAAAGCGAGATGATCGAGTGGGGTTATGAACTCTATCCCGAACTTGATTGGTTCATGCACCGAGGAAAGCCGCAGAATAAGAACGAGCACATGGCCGATGCTCTCGCGTCAATCCACGCCGGATTGATGACCGACGAATTCGCCAATCTCGCACAGTCGCTGAATTTGATCGTCAAAACTCAAAATCAAGACTAAAATTGTAAGTCATTTTTGACTATCATATTAGGTTCGCTCTAATACTCGAACTCACAAAATAAGGTATCCAATGTCGGAACTCGAAACCTTCCGTGGCAGAACGCGCTGCGGGAAAGAAAGAACAATTGTCCTCAATAACGCACGTGACGCCAACCTGACCGAATTCGGTAAAGTCACACTCCAAGATCGCTACCTTCTGCCAGGCGAGTCGTATCAGCGCCTTTTCGGCCGCGTTGCAGCCGCCTACTCCAAGAGCCAGGAACACGCTCAACGCCTCTACGATTACATGTCCAAGCTGTGGTTCATGCCGGCCACTCCAGTTCTGTCGAACGGTGGCACCGATCGCGGTATGCCAATCTCGTGCTTCCTGAACAGCGTCGAAGACTCGCTGGAAGGCATCTCGGAAACTTGGAATGAAAACGTCTGGCTCGCGGCGCGTGGTGGCGGTATTGGAACCTACTGGGGCAACGTCCGCTCAATCGGTGAGAAGATCGGTGAAGTTGGCGAGACCTCCGGCGTTATCCCGTTCATTAAAGTGCAGGACTCGCTCACCCTCGGCATCTCGCAAGGTTCACTCCGGCGCGGCTCCGCAGCGGTCTACCTCGACGTTGACCATCCAGAGATTGAAGAGTTCATCGAAATCCGCCTTCCGACTGGCGATCCAAACCGACGCTCTCTGAACATCCATCACGGCGTGAACATCTCCGACGCGTTCATGGAAGCGGTGAAAGCCGGTGACATGTGGGATTTGAAATCTCCGCGCACTGGTGAAGTGGTCAAGTCCGTTCCGGCACGGAATATCTGGACCAAGATGCTCCAGACCAGGCTGAAGTCAGGCGAGCCGTACATGCTCTTCGTCGATACGGTGAACCGCGCCATTCCGGAGCATCAAAAGCAGCTCGGACTGAAGGTGACACAGTCAAACCTTTGTTCAGAGATCACGCTGCCGACCGGCATTGATCACCTTGGCAACGATCGCACGGCTGTGTGCTGCCTGTCTTCGCTGAACGCGGAGAAGTTCTTTGAGTGGGAAGGCGACTCTCAGTTCCTTTCCGACGTGCTCCTGTTCGCCGACGAGGTGTTGCAAGACTTCATCGACCGCACCGATGGCGTCACTGGATTTGAGAAGGCGCGTTACTCTGCGATGCGTGAGCGGTCCATCGGCATTGGATTGATGGGTTTCCATTCGCTGCTTCAGTCGATGAATGTGCCGATGGAAGGTCCGATCGCCAAGTCGATGAACCGTAAGATTTGGCGCTGGATGAAAGAGACCGGTGATCAGGTTAACCTCGTGGCCGGCCACAAGTACGGTCCATGTCCGGATGCTGAAGACGCCGGACTGTCGAAGCGATGGTCAAACATGTTCTCGATCGCGCCAACCGCATCGATCTCCATTATCTGCGGCACGACTTCGCCTTGTATAGAGCCGTTCTCCACGAACATCTTTACCCAGAAGACGCTCTCTGGCTCGTTCACGGTGAAGAACAAATATCTCGACGCCTTGCTGCGCGAAAGAGCCGAAGAGGTCGGCCACGATGACGCGTGGGTCGAAGGTTCATGGCAGATCATCCTCGCAGATGAAGGGTCGGTACGAAAGATCGCCGAACTGAGCGATCTTGAGAAGGACGTGTTCAAGACGGCGTTTGAGATCGATCAACGTTGGCTGCTGGAACATGCGGCCGACCGCGCTCCGTTTATCTGCCAGGCGGCGTCCAACAACCTGTTCCTCCCCGGCGACGTGAACGCTCGGGATCTTCACTACCTGCACTTCGGAGCATGGGAGAAGGGAATCAAATCTCTCTACTATTGCCGCTCTAAGTCTATCCAGCGCGCCACAAGTGTCGGTCATGTTGCTGGCGAAATGCCAGAGCCGGAACAGCAAACCCAATATGATGTGTGCCTCGCATGTCAGTAGGGACAACATAAGCGAAAATGACGTTCCCAACGATATTTAGGTTGTAATTTCAACCTCAATATGTTCTCTCTTTGTTCCATTTTTCATAAGGATAATTGTATGTCAGGACTGACAACTCCCCAAGACGGTTACAAACCGTTCCGTTACCCGCAAGCTTACGAGTTCTGGAAACGCCAGCAGCAAACGCACTGGCTCCCAGAAGAAGTTCCAATGGCGGATGATGTGAAGGACTTCCACCAGAAGTTAACGCCGGCAGAGGTGAACCTGCTCACCCAGATTTTCCGGTTCTTCACTCAAGGCGACGTGGAGGTGAACGACTGTTATCATCGCCACTATCTCAGCACGTTCAAACCGACTGAGATCGTGATGATGCTGACGGCATTTGCTAACATGGAAACCATCCACGTCGCCGCCTATTCTCACCTGCTCGATACGGTCGGAATGCCAGAAAGCGAATACGCCGCATTCCTCGACTACGAAGAGATGAAGGCCAAGCACGACTATCTTCAGCAGTTCAACGCCGACGATCCGTATGAGCTTGCTAAGACGATGGCCGTGTTCGGTGCATTTACAGAAGGATTACAACTGTTTGCCAGCTTCGCGATCCTTCTGAACTTTCCACGCTGGAACCGGATGAAGGGTATGGGACAGATCGTGACATGGTCCGTTCGCGATGAGTCTCTGCACTGCGAAGGTGTCATGTGGCTGTTCCATAAATGGCTGGAAGAACACCCCGAAATCGACCGCACTCTTTTGGGTGTGGAGCTGCGCATGGCTTGCCAGGAAATCGTGAAGATCGAAGACGCCTTTATCGACCTTGCATTCGAGATGGGTCCGGTGCGCGGTCTGGAGGCGTCGGAAGTCAAAGAGTACATCCGATACATCGCCGACATGCGTATGGGTGGCCTCGGATACAAGCCTATCTACGGCATTGAAAAGAACCCCCTCCCCTGGTTGGCGGAAATCCTGAACGGCGTGGAGCACGCGAACTTCTTTGAGGCTCGTGCGACCGAATACTCCAAAAGCGGAATGACCGGTGATTTTGCCGATGTGTTCCGGGAAATGGACGGGAATAATACGTAATTGTTGACAATTATTCGGACGCGGTGTCTAACTGTCTCACGAACTATAACACCGCGTCAGACGGTGCTCCCAAAAACTAAACTCGAAACAAAATAGAGGTACAATTTACATGACAATTAGCAGCCGACTCATCACCGCTCCCACGGTGGTGCCAATCGCCTGGTCTAAGATCGACTATTCCGCGCTCTTGGCGTGGTCCGCGTCTCAGGAACTCGTTGACGTGGCATTGGATGAACAAACCCCACTTGGAAAGATTGCATCAAGCGTCGCCGTAGAACGCAGCACTCATCAAACCGGTGCGAAGCCAGAATTCTCCAGCATCGACTTGCTGCCAGAACTCGCAGGGCGCTTCTGCTACGGTTCCTGGCGTAAAGGTCGATCCACACCAGCGTACTACGAAAACATCCGCGAAGAAGGCCACGGTTCGATCCTCGAACATGCGAACATCACGCTCGCAATCTCCGGCGTCTCTCGTTCGCTGACGCATGAGCTGGTCCGTCACCGCGCAGGTTTCGCAATCAGCCAAGAGTCTCAGCGCTACGTGAACGCGAACGACATTAAGTTCGTTGTCCCTCCCCTGCTGCTGCACATCGCTCGTAGCAACCTGTCCGGCTCAGAGCTGGAAGATTGGTTCCAAAATCAGAATGCCGCGCTGGAAGCGTATGAATCTGATCAGGCGCTCTATCAGGAAATCTTGGAAGCGGACGGCTTCGCCGGTCACACTCGCAAGAAGCGTGCGAACGAAGCGGCGCGTGCGCAGCTTCCCAATGCTGTTGAGACCAAGCTGATCTGGACTGGCAACATTCGTTCGCTACGCCACTTCCTCGCGACACGCGGCGGTGCAGGTGCGGACTTGGAAATCCGTCGTCTGGCGATCGAGGTTCTTCGCGCTTGCGAAATGCTGGCTCCAGAGAACTTCATGGATATCGAGACTGTGGACGCCACTGACGGCGACTTCGGTGTCGGAACCATCGTCGCAACCAACCCAAAGGTGTAGCGTATGTTCCGATTTATCGTGGAAGACCCACGTGTGATCGACTCACACACCGGCCGAGTTAAGCAGTTCTTGCGAGGCTCAAACAGTGCGGCAGGTTTTGACCTCGTCGCGTGGCCGAAAGAACCCGTCGTGCTGCAAGCTGGTGCGCCAGCGCGGCTCATCCCTCTCGGCGTGAAGCTCTTCATTGAAGACCCTTCCTACTTCGGCGCGATCTATCCGCGCTCCGGTAAGGGTCACAAGGAAGGTCTGGTGATGGGCAACAGCACCGGCATCATCGACGCGGATTACCAAGGCGATCTGTTCGTGTCTGCTCTGAACCGAAACCAGAACGGCTACGCACCGATCCGGATTAATCCCGGCGATCGCATCGCGCAGATCGTGTTCCAGCGCTACCTGGCGCCAGAACTGATGCGCGTTGACAACTTTGAAACTGAAACATCGCGCGGAGCCGGCGGCTTCGGCTCAACTGGGGTATAAGGGAATGGAAGAACTTCTCGAAGACGGCATGTATGAAGATGTCGATTATGTTCCGAGTCCGCCAATCAGTGCGCTCGGAATGGGTCTCACCGGATCGCACCGAACCGGAAAGACCACGCTCGTTAAAACGCTCTCAGAGATCAACGAGGCGCCTATTGCGCTATCGTCCGCGTCTGCGGTCGCTGAAGAGATGGGTATCGATCTAACGAAGCCTCTCTCATTTGAGCTCCGCTTGGCTTTTCAGGAACGGCTGCTGACCGCCTATGAGCAACTTTACGCCAGCTATGACTGTCTGTTCTTTGCAGATCGGACGCCGCTCGATCTTGCCGCCTATCTGATTGCAGATGTGCCGAATGATCTCACCGACGAGAGTGTCATCCAGCGGGTTGGCGAGTACGTCGAGCGCTGTATGGCGGTGACAGAGATCTTTTTCTGTCAGGTGACGATGGTTCAGCCGGGTATCGAGTATGTGCCGGAGCCAGGTAAGCCGCTTCCGAACTCGGCCTATCAGGAAGCCATCAACACGATCATCCTCGGACTTCTCTACGATGACCGCCTTGAGGTGAACTTCGACGTTCTGCCGCGACAGTTGACTGACCACAATGAGAGAATCCGGTGGATCTCGACCCAAGGTCAGCGAACAATGGCAGAATTCATCGCGAAAGTGCGTGAATTGCCAAGCTGCTAGCATTTTCCCAGTTGCGTTATTGTCAGTCATATGTGACTAATAATAACGCAACGGAGGATATACCGAGTGATTCAATCGCCTTCCAACCAGATATTGCCTGACGAGCAATACGAGTTAACGGCAGAACTAGAGCGGAAATATTTAGAGGCTCTGGCCAATGTTTTGGCGAAGTATGAAGCAGGCGATATCACACTAGATGCAATGATGACGGCATTCGAGGCAGTCTACATCACTGTATCTGGACTAGTTAACTGGGACGATCTAAACGAAATCATGCAAGAATTCAATCAATATACTAGGCAGGGAGCCAAAGCAGCATGATTAAGACTATTGGCGGACTCGACTTTGAAACCACAGGTCTGCTCACGCCAGAACACCGGATCATTGAAGCATGTCTGATCACATATCGGTTCGACACGTCTCAGCCGGAGCTGAACAAGATCAAGCAAGAATTCACGCAGCGGATCGATCCCCAACGGAGCATCACTCCGAAGAGCCAGGAGGTTCATGGGATCACCGCTGCGGACCTGAAGGGTGAGCCGACCTTTGACGTGGTTGGTCCGGTGCTCTCCGATCTTTGTAACGAGTGCGACATTGTCGTGGCTCACAATGGAATGGACTTCGACTTCCCATTCCTGATCCAAGAACTGGATCGGATCGGCCATGAGCTACCGGAGTTCGAGCCTTTCGACACGATGACGGAAGGACGGTGGGCGACACCATTCGGTGAAGTCCCCTCCCTCCAAAAACTCTGCTTCACATGCGGGGTCGATTACGATCCGGCCGAAGCACACGCCGCGCGCTATGACGTGGTGAAGATGATGGACTGTTTCTTCTGGGGTGTGCAGCACGGCCACTTCCGGATCGGGAGCGAAGAAAAGGTTTGACGCGCGTTGGACCAAGGCAGGTTGAGTGTGGTACAATAACGGTGCCTCTGTTTTGCTACGCAAGTACCAAAATGGGAACTCAACCTCCCTTGGTCCTCGGATCAAGGGAGTTCTTTTATGTCGCCTATTAACGTCGAAGCCATGCAAGATGACTGGCTTAAACAACGTATCGACAAGCTCGAACGGATAATGAAGGGGTATGTTGAGCAGGCTTTGGACAACGCCACTGTAGTGGCGCTAATCAATCAACAGGCGACCCCAACAGCAGATGAAATTGAAAACAGTCATGATCTGGCGCTCGACCTATGGAGTCAAGACGAACGGATATCTATAGATGTTCAGCTTGAGATTGATGAAAAAGAACAAAAACACGAATGGGAAGTTATGCTATTTCTTCCCTCGCTGCTCGAGGGCGACAGTGTCGTCGCGATGTATCATTCCTCTAACTATATCGCACCAGGCGAAATCCCCATCGACGAAATTCCTTTCATTCAAGAATGGCTTCTTCGAGAGTGTGAGCGCGTTGCATGGCATATCGAGCGGAATGAGGAAGAGAACAGAGCGAACTATCGCCACGATCGAGACAAGAAGTGGGATGAGCGCCAAGCGAGAGAAGAGCGCGAGCGTATGGAGCTGGAACGTCAACTGGCCGCTGAAGCAGCTCGCCTAGAAGAGGAACGTCTTCAGAAAGAAGCCGCTGAGCGCCGCGCGGCCGAAGATGCCTGGATCGATCAGGAAGTCCGCCTGGCTGATCCATTGGTGGGTGCTTTTTAATGTGCTACAATATAAGTAATTAATGACTGACTGGAGTATGACATGCCAATTGGAATTGTAACCTCGCAGGCCGAAATCGATTTGGTTCAGGACATCTGGCCAGAACCAACTGACGGCATGCCAAGTGTCCGGAGCGGTATCATTGAATTCGCGCCGGCCAAGTCGCGCCAGATCGTGGACGAAATTCAGAACCATAATGCCGCTGATGACGCCGCCGCTACGCGCCTCATTAACCGGATCGTAGATATCGCCGGTGCATCTTTCATTCCTGGCGATGATAACCCGATTGAAATCGACGACGAAACCGACGATATAGATCAGGAAGACAGCGCGGACGGTGAAGACTTTATCCGTGACTGGACAGAAGAAGAATTCGAATAGGAGCGCGCCTCCGTACTTGCTGAACTGAAATGCGCTCCAAGAAGCCGGACCACCCTCGTGGGTCCGGCTTCTTCATGTCTGGCATACAGCCTTTCCCATGCGAATAGCCTTGATGGCATTAATAGTCAATGTTACATGATTATTGAGCAAGAAAGCTCACAGCAAACACGAAACGGAGGCAACCATGTCGAAGACTGCTACGAAAGCAAAAACCACCACGAAGCCGAAGGCTAACTCAGTTACGCGAACCAAAGGCAAAGCGAAGCCACGCTCGCTGAAGGACATCAAGGCGCAGAGCGAAGATGATGACATTCTCGCGGCTTTGGATGACGAAGCGACCAATACCGCCGATGACATTCTCGCGGATATCGCCAGTGCCGAGACGATCGACAAATCGGACATCTACGAAAGCCAGGAAAGCAAACTCTCTGTCGATGACACGGCGACGAAATCTTCGCCGCCGAAGAAGACTAAGCGTAAGCGCAAAGCCGCCGACGGAACCGAAAAGGAAATCCGAGCACGCCGCGAGATCGACATGACGAAGCTCGCCGAGATCTATCAGGATGCACCGAAGATGGTCGAATCAATCACCGGTCTGCCGAAGAAGGTTCAGGACAAGGCGAAGAACGCGATGCTGGCAATGACGACCGGCGCCAGATTGTCGCAGTACACCGGATACGCCGTCGAAGCGCTGAAGATCGCGGAAGGCGGAACGATCGAGGTGGGAACTCTGCGCAGCATCCTCGAAAATCGTGGATACAAGCAAGGGACAGCAAATGCGCAAGCGCAACAGCAGATGGCACTGCTTCCGTTTCTGGGGGTAGCAGAACGGAACGGTCGCCTGCTGACACTGAAGGAAGGGGACGCCTTCACAGCGCTCGCTGCGCTCGTCTAATCTGGGAGGATGGACGAAAGGAAGAGCGGTGCTTATACGGCACCGCTCTTTGCGCGTCTCGTAAGCGCACAGAAGCGCGAGCACTATAACCGGACACATCACACCTAATTCACAAAACGCGCGCTGAGCACCGCTTAAAATCGCTCCAGCGAAGCCAACGAAACCCGATGGATTGTAATTCAATCTAAGGTTACAAAGAGATCATAGCAGTTGAGGAATAGATTATTTATGCGAGAACTGAATATTAGAGGCTACAAGACCACGACGGAACCGATCGAAGAGGGAGATGTCGCGGTTGTTATCCGGCGAGATGGTGAAGTTGAAGTCGCGATTAAGTCGGCGGACGAAAACGGCCATAACCCTTCTGCCAATACAGAAGACCTCCTGTCGGCGTATGCGCTCGTGACCTTGCTCGCCAACCCTGAGTTGATGGACGCCGCGCGTGCGGACGCCTTCAGCAAAGTTCAGGACGCGATGAAGTTGAGGGTTGTGAACTGAGCCGCTTGCGTCTCAGTTCTATGTGTGTAATTGTAAGTCATTGCTGATTATGCGGAGGCGACATGACTGGTTTCCCGGTTTATAGCGAGATCGATCCCAGCCAGTGCCTCTACCAAGGCATCCCGGCAATCGCCTTAGATGGTCAAAAGTCTACCGACTGTTGGGATCCCTGGTTGAGCGACACAGCGCGAGCGTATGACAGTTACGCCGTTCAAACTGATCGCGCGCATAGACTGACCGATTGGTTGAATATCATCGGTGACGACAAGTGGCATGACCCCGACTTTCTTTCTCCGGAACAAATATTCCACTTGAACGCCATTCAATCTCAAATTGATTGGAATGAAAACCAATTGAAGATGCGGCGATCAGGTGAAGGGCGCAGCTATAAATCGCAGATCGCAACATTGGCCACTTCCGAAGATGACACAGTCATCACGGCAATCGATTGTCCGAAAGATTACCAACGAGACATTACCGACCAGGGAGGCTTGGTCGCCGAGAACACCGCCACCGCGAAAGTTATTTACATCGGCGGTTTCGAATACATTTGTCGCACACAGATGAACTTTGGCAGGGATTCCGGTACAAAGACGGTCTGGTGGGACAACGTAGGAGTGTGTGAGCCGGACGGCACCAGTCAGATGATGGAGGACATCGGCCAATACAACGTAATGTCGTCGCGCCTGAAGCGTGAGGTGACCCCTCCAGACGGCACCGGAAGTTGGGTCGACTTCGCTCGCGACCACCTACTCCCAATCCACATGGAAAAGTACGGTTTCATGCAGCCTATCGATCACCACATGGATTGGGTCGAAGAGCATATGATTGCATCGCCGCCTCTCAATTCGAAGTGGATTACCTGCGCAGCTACGCGCCTCAAGAACGCAGAGGCCAATGCTGAGCGCCTGGCATTCTATCAAGATGACGCTATGACCGCGATGTTTTAGCGTTGACACGGTAATGAATTGTCATTAATCAATGACTATAAACCATGCAGGAGATTAAACATGGCAGACACAGAGTCCCGTTGGACCACATTCGCAGACAACATGATCGAGTTTTCGGTCACCCCACTTGAGATTCTTCCTCGCTGGTATTGGGGCGCCGCAGCGCTCGCAAGCTATGCGACCTGGCTGGCTCACTACAACACCCTTCTGGTGGCGCCTTGGTACTTGTCATTGGCGCCTTTGTACGGACCGCTGCTGCCGGTTCTTGCTATGGTGGCCGTCGTGATCGCCATCGTGATCGTGTTGTGCGTGATCATCGGCGTTCTGTTCATCGTCAAGGCGATCGCAATCGCGATCCAAATGATCCTTCGATACATCTACAACTCGATCAAGCGCGGCTTCACCGCTGTCGGTAATCGCGTCAAAGCCGCCTGGAACGGAACCATCGGAGCGCTCTACTCCCGCATCGCTTAGTTCGATGCCGATTGTAAGTCATCTTTGAGTATTCTAAAACAGTGCATCAGCAACGGAGATAAGAGCAATGACGTATGATGAAGCGGAACAATTCCCGGACAAACACTCGCTGCGCCACGCGCTGGTTGAGGGTTCGAAGAACACCGACCTAGATGAGGCGGTTCTCGGAATCCAAGCGATCCTGGGAATTCGGAGCGGTGACGCCGCTGCCTGCTTCTTCTCCGGACTGGATGACGATGAGTGGCCACAAATGGACGAGTTCTTTCGGTTCGAAAAACTCTACGCCTACGCTCTCATGGAACTCCAATGCGATCTGGTCGGCGCCTTTCATCAAGCACAAGAGGAGGCAGAAGATGACAAACCTAACGCTTGCGGTGGGAACTGCGGTTCCTGCGCTAAAAAGATTTGGAACTTCGACCAAGAACCGAACGCCATTTCTGACGACGATAATGACGATGGGCGATGCTATGTTCGCGGCACAGATTAATTACGTGACCGCCTCATACTCGAACATGATGCGCTGGTTCGCCATTCGCCAGATTTCCATCAAGGAAATGCTTGGCGGTCTGCGACAATACCGGATGCAGCTCGTGAAGAAGGCAGTCTTCAAGCGTTGGCTGGAAGACAGCATCGAGCGACACGGCCACTACAACACGTGGTCTCTGTTCGGCGAACCGGTCATCGCGCGCTTTCTGCGTCACCAGGGGTTCAAGCGTATCGAGCTGGCGGATGACCACGCATCGTTCACCGCAGGTGTCGCGCTCGGATGGCTCCCCCTCCCAGTGAAGCGTCGTCAGTTCTTCCTTCCACGGTGGGCGATCATCTACTCAGAGGTCGAAGTCCTGGCGAAGAAGAAGTCTGGCAACATTTCACACGGTGAAGCGCTGAGCCTCTTCGACACGATGGAAGTCTACGACCACCACGCAGGAGCCACATCATGAACGATATTATCTACGCATTTGCATTTGGCATTATCGGAGCAGCAATCGGCATTGGATATGTCCAGGCTGACGCACGTCCCGGTCCCGAACAGAAGCTTCTGGCAGAAACGGCCGGCGTGCTCTGCTCCAATCACGAACACTCATCAGACGAAATGCCTCACGAGGTGTGCCGCGAGTGGTGTGAAACTCTTTTCACCAATGGTGATCAGAAGAACCACTGCATCGTTGGGTACAACCTGCGCACGTCTGAGCTGATGGCTGTCGACACAGCGATGGAGGACATTAGTGCTCAGTAAGTACATCATCGCACTTGGCGCCGCGATTGGCATCGCTGCTGCCGTCGTGGACATCTCCAACATCAAGCCGATGAGCGCGAATGAGATGGCTCTGATCGCAGAGGTAGACTTTCATTGCGAGCGGTTGAGCATCAATGACGCGCGCTGTGGAGCGTGCGAGCGCATGGGTCGCAAGGATCGAGAGATTTGCACCCACTACAAAGAGCTCGCCGCGTCAGACTACGAACAATTTTACAGACATCCGGCTCTCATGGTTTTGGATAGCGAAGTCCAATTGGCAGAGGAAAGAGACGAGCGCCGGAAACAGATCAGCGCAAGCACCATGGCGCTACCGTAGCTGTGGAATAGTTGGTGTGGGTCGGAGATCGGCTGGCTGGAATGCAATTCCTTCTGGCTTGGCAAGTAAGGTGTGAACCCGAGAAGTAGCACCCCTTGTCTATCCATAACGTGGAAGTTTGTGGCGCAAACTGAGTGTTGCGCGATATCAGGCGGAGACACCCGTGATCACATGGCTACCTTACTTCCCGATAGTAAGTCATCGGTGAGTGAGTAAAATGAAAGAAACAAAACGGAGGCATAAGAATGAAATCTCTACCGACCATCTTTAAAATGGACAGCACAGGCAGAGTGCGAGAGTGGACAGCACAGGTTGAAGGATCGCGCTGGCGCACTGTCGCAGGTCTCACTACCGGCGCCAAGGTTACGTCCGGATGGACCGACTGCGTCGCAAAGAGTCAGGACACCGACGAAGAGCAGGCATTGTTCGAAGCGAACGCTGCACGCGACCATAAGCTGGCGCGTGAGTATTACGACAACGTCTCGGAAGCCGCATCCGGTGTGCCGGCTATGTTCAAACCGATGCTGGCGAAAGACTTCGCGAAGATCAAGCCGGAGAAGATCACGTTCCCCTGCCTCGTTCAGCCGAAGCTCGATGGCATCCGGTGTATTGTGAAAGCTGAAGGCGCATTCACGCGTCAAAACAAACCGATCCACTCGATCCCGCACATTCTCGCCGAATTGAAGGAATTCTTCGAGCTTAACCCAGACGCGGTCTTGGATGGCGAACTCTATAACCACGACCTGCGCGAGGACTTCCAGGCGATCACCTCAATTGTGCGACGAGAGAAGTTCAAAGACGGCGATCTCGAGCGCTCTGCCGAGCTGATCCAGTATCACGTCTATGACGCTGCCGGCGACCGTGCTGGATGGAGCGATTGCGAACTCCGGCTTGATGAGTTCTTTACCTACACCGACGAGTGTGGGTGGGACTGGGACGCTGGTGGCGTTCGGCTTGTCGAGACCAACGTCGCCAAATCTATGCAGGACATTGATACCCTGCACGGCCAAGCGACAGCGGATGGCTATGAAGGATCGATGATCCGCCTCTCCGGTCCCTATGAGAACAAACGCAGCGGCAATCTGCTAAAACGCAAAGACTTCGACACTGCCGAATTTACTATTGAGCGTGTCGAAGAGGGTAACGGTAACTGGAAGGGATACGCCAAGCGTATCGTCTACAAGACCGCTGCCGGCCAAGAGTTTGGTTCTGGTGTTCGAGGATCCCAGGCGCAGATGAAGGAAGTGCTGGATAACGCCAGCGACTATGAAGGGTCGATCGCCACGGTGCGATACTTCGGTCTCACCGATGACGGCATCCCTCGCTTCCCTGTCACCATCGATTTCCACGGAGAGAGCCGTGTTGATTGAGGCTGAGATCGATATCGAATACCTGTACCGGCGGTGGGTGAACTACCTCCGCCGGAACGCGAAGAACCTGACGAGAGGCGAGCGTGTTCGACGTGCGCGCCTCTACGCCGGCCAAGGACGGAGCGTGCCAATTGTCTAAGCATCCTATCTGTCCAGATTGTGGCTCGACCGATAGCCTGGTTTTGGAAACCACTGGTTATTGGGACTCTGCAACAGGAGACTGGTGCATGTCAGACGGCAATGACGATCCGGTTTGGTGTAACGGCGGTGACGACGGTGTTTGCTCTTGGGAGGGACACTTGATGAATTTGAAGTGGGAGGGTGGTGATGGGAAAACTGTCTAAGTTGCAAAAGCTCACTGCGCAGCTCTACGGCGGTGGCGACTATGCGCACCACGAAACCACCGAAGAAACGCAAGATGTCGGCGACGGTCTCTACACCTTTCTCCAGCGGGAGCTCGATCCGGCCGAAGGCTGTAAAAGCGCGGCTGTAGCGATCCACCGCATTAACAGCGCCATTTATGATCTGAATTTGATCAAAGCAGCGATCATTCAACGAGAGACCAAGAGATGACCCGCAAAGAAAAAGAGGCGGTGGTCGACCTGCTCAAAGCAGCCAAGGATATGAGCGGTAACTCTATGCCGATCATAGTCCACCTCCCCTCCCAGGACGCAATCGATTTCGCGAACACCGCCATCAAAGGTCGTCGCGGCTTCAAACACATATCTTTCAAACTCAAGGAGGCAGAAAATGTCTAGAAAGTACAACGTCCGCGTCGGCGACAAAGCTCGCTGTAAGGTCTCTGGCATGACTGGAATTGTCACCGCTCGAAAAGAGCAACTGTTTGGCAATCTCCAGTTCATTATCGAGACGCATAACGACGCAGGTGATCAACCAAGCGAGTCATGGTCGATCGATTGGCAGCAACTCGAACTGATCGAGAAGGACGTCATGGACGCCGTGAAGGCCAATCGACCAAATCACTTGGAACTTGGCGACAAAGTGGAAGACCGCATTTCCGGATACGCAGGAATCGCCACAACCATGTGGTTCTGGTTGAACGGTTGCGTTCATGTTGGCGTTGAAGGACCGGATGTGGAAGACAAACCGTCTTTCCGCCGCGACGAAGTCCACCGTTGGACCCGAAAGAAGAAAGCCGTGATCAAACCTGAAGAGGTTCCGCAGGCAAAGGAAGCCGTTGAGAAGAAGACCGGCGGTCCTTCTATGCGCATCTCCCGCGACTCTATTCGGTAACCCTATTGTAAGTCATCTCTGACTATTGTATAAAAGCTTAAAGCAAGACAAACGGAGGTGACTTACATGACACTGACACGCGAACGAACTCAGATGATCAACCGTGAAGCGCAGACAGCTCTGGAAGCTGTAGCGCGCAAGCACGGTCTCGCGGTCCAACCACAAGGTGGCTCATGTGACGCAGAAGGTCTCAGTGCCACGTTGAAGTTTATGTTCACGGACGTGACGACTGACGGCCAACCAATGACGCCAGAATTCGTCGCGCTCCGCTACAAGTATCCGGAGATCGCCGGGTACACTTTCTACGTTCCTGGCAAAGGCTATGTGAAACCGATCGGCTTCAACAGTCGTGCCAAGAAGTACCCATACATCTACAAAATGTGCAGCACCGGCGAGGTCTACAAGACCAGCAAGTGGATCATTGACGCCTGCACTCCAGAACGCCGAGAGGAGGCATAATTGAAAGTTGTTTTTGATCTGGATGGGACGCTCGCCAACGCTGAGAAGCGGGTAAAGCAATTCCTGACCTGTCCGAAGATGGGGCATCCCCACAAGCGCACAGACAAGATCGATTGGGACGCATTCTTCCAAGCTTGCGACCAAGATGAGCCGATTAAGCCAAACCTGACGGTTCTTCACTCGCTCTACGAAGCCGGACACCGCGTAGAAATCTGGACGGGTCGATCTGACCTCGTTCGGGAGAAGACAGAGCAATGGCTCCTGATGCACGGTGTACCGCAAGCGGTCGTGGCGTCGATGAAGATGCGGCCATACACGGATCACCAGCCAGACGACACGCTCAAGGCGTACTGGATGGATATCAGCGGCAAGCCGGACCTCGTCTTTGAAGATCGCGACCGCGTGGTGGCCATGTACCGCTCTCACGGCGTTGACTGTCACCAAGTCAACGAAGGTGCCTTCTGATGCCGCGCCATTCCGACCACAACATGACCCCTGTCTACGACAGAAACGGCGAGGTTTACGGTTGGATGTGCTCCCGCTGTGGCTCCGGAGCTCTACTGCCAGAGGACGCAGAAGAGATGCACGGATCGCCATGCTTCCAAGCTCAACCCGCACCCTGGACCAGTGTCGCGCTTGTCGCACTGGCCGTTGCGGTTCTCATCTTCGCCGCAGTCCACGGCGTCACCATGTATTACAATTAGGAGACACACATGACCCCAATTTTCGCACACGTTCAGAAGTCTGACGGCACCGTCAAGCAGTTGAACCTCTCGGCCATCATCGAAATGGTGCCAGACCACAACGCTGGAACCACAACGCTCTACTTCGCCAACAATTGTCTCAGCAATGGACAAGCGTTCAACGTGGCGCCGTCCGAGATCACCAGTGCGATTGACTCGCCTGAAAAGGACGATGACGGCTTCGTGGATCTGTTGCCGCCAGAGCCGGAACCGGTCGAAGAGGAAGAGGCTGAAGAGGCCGAGACCGAGGAAGCCGATGACTAAGTTCTCGGTTCTCGTCGATGGCGATCTCATGCAGGTGACCGCGAACACGGTCGCGATTGTGCCAGATATCGTGGTGCTCCACCTTCGCCACAAGCACAGCTTGGAGCAGGATAAAGGGGTGCCGTTCGTAGGACCGCGAGACATCAGAATTGTGGGAGTAGGATAATGGCCATTACACTTGAGATCGATTGCTTTGGCATGAAGAAGGTCGCTGACGACCACTTCACCCTGGCGCAGAACCGCGAAGAAGTTGAATTCTGGGATGTTACCCTAGTCCGACGAAACGACGAGACTGGCGAGATCGAAGAGTTGGAAGACCACTCCGGTTTGTCTGGCGAAGAATCAATGGACAAAGTGGAAGATATCGAGCGGCGCTACCCTGACGCAGAGGTGAACGATCCCTGGCCGAGCTGAGCGGCACTTGAATAACCCTATTGTCATTCATTCCTGACTATTTTAAAGTCTTCGTATCGACAGCAAAGATACGGAGACTTTTTTAATGGCAGATGGAATGAACCTACCAGACCTCGCGTTCCCAATCGATCGCATTGTTGAACAGCGAGAGACGGCAATCGCCAAGTTTGGAGAAGCAATTTCGCTTCTTACTCAGGCACACAGCACCGCCGAAGCAGCTATGGAGCTGGTTAGAGACGCTTCATACGCCAACACGCACTACGACGACCGAACCAACTATCGCAACGCCGTAGACAATGTCCGATCACCGAACGGCTTTGATCGCGAACTGTCCGCAACCGCGTTCCGGCATTACGCGGACGCATCGATCTGGAACGGAATCTTTAATCGCACCGGCATCCTCGACATGATGGATCACCGAGAAAAGAAGAAGTGGCGCGAACAACTATCAACAGAGATCGCCGAGATCACCGCTGAGAACATTGAAGCGACCATGACCGGCGTCATCTCAGAAGCTCCATTGATGTTCATGAGAGGACTGGCGAACGCTTTCTCGTCGTTGGATAAGCGGTTTAAATCGCATGACGCTTTCAAAGTCGGTGACCGCATTATCATCACGCGGCTGTTCGATGAGTGGGGATATATGAACCACGGAAGCTGGGCGGAGAACACTCTGACCGATATCGAACGATGCTTCGCCAAGCTGGACGGTGTCGCTCCCTCGCCAGGTGATCTTCGACAGGCAATCAATGACAGCCGCACTCCTGGCGCCGGACGACAGCAAAGCGAGGTTCAGACGCGGTTCTTTAAGGTTCGCGGCTTCAAGAACGGTAACGCTCATTTGTGGTTCACGCGCGACGATCTGGTGAAGCGGGTCAATCTGACACTCGCCGACTATTACGGTGAAGTTCTGCCAGACGCAGCGACAAAAGGCGACGGGTCGCCTTGTACGAGTACAGAGGTAGCCAAAGACCTCCAATTCTATCGAACGCCAGACGCATTGGCACAGAGGATTATCGATGATTATCCCGTCCACACTGACGCTCACATTCTGGAGCCAAGCGCCGGTGATGGATCGTTTGTCATCCCACTTTTGAAGCGCGGCAACACTGTCGAGGCTGTGGAGTATGACCATGATCGCGGCAACAAGATCATTGACCGTGCGCGGGTCGAAGGATTGTCCGGCTACACAGTGCGCAATGCCAACTTCCTCGAGATGGAGCCGCGAGAAGACTTCGACGCGGTGTATATGAACCCGCCATTCTATGGAACGCATTGGGTCGACCATGTCGTCCACGCGATGAAGTTCGTACAGCCAGGAGGACGATTGTTCGCGATCCTGCCGGCGACAGCCGAGATCGGTCAGACCGCGCGCCACAAAAGCTTCCGCCAGTGGATGAAGTCATACGAGGGATGGTATCGCGATCCCTTCATGTCACTGCCGGCCGAAAGCTTCGCAGAGTCGGGAACCCGTGTCGCTACGGTCCTGCTCCGCCTTGAGAAACCACGAGCATAGGAGGCTCCAATGAGTAAGAAGACATTTGCCGTAGATGTACCGGTTTGGGCGACGATCCGAGTGGAAGCTCGGTCCCACAAGGAAGCAATCCGCAAGGTCGTCGCTGAAGCCAAGTGTTCAGAGCTTCACGTAGAAACCCATGAGTTGACCGGAATGGACCTCTCTCCCGTAGCAACCATCGCCTGTGATCCTGAAGACTGGATCGGCGTGGCACCAAGATTGGATGACGAAGAATGAACGGATTTGTCGAAAACGCCGAAGAGAAGGAGGTCATCTCAGTCTCACCACCAGAGCCGAAGCAGCGCTACTTCTTCGCCTTGATCACAGTGATCGAATACAACGATCCCGACGTAGACACCTTCTGGACGAAGGAAGAGGCAGAAGCCGAAGCCATCAAGTTCTGGAACAAGGTCTATGATCTTGAGATGGAAACCGCCGACGAACTCATGGAAATGGAGATGCGATCCGGCGACTTTGTGTGGATTAAGACAATACTTTTGCCTGACACACCCACTTGACCATCTAACCTCACACTTTTAATTGTCAGTCATTGATTACAATACGGAGAGCTAAGCACCCATGAAATATTTCGCAATCATCGCAGTCGCAGCCGCTGGTATCACCATCTTTGGGACGGTTTCCAGTTTTGAAGCCAAGAAAGACGATGCGGTTCGCATTCTGGAAGACACCCACAACGTGAAGGTCACGTCGATCGGCTACGCAATGTACGGGTGCGGCGAGGAAGACAACTTCAGCTTCAAATGGAAGGGAGTGAACGAAGACGGCAAAGAAGTTCAAGGCAATGCGTGCTCTGGATTTCTCAAAGGCACAACCATCCGGTTCAAATAGGAGGCTTCAATGTCCAAACCTCACCTCAACAAAGAATCCGCACTGCCGATCATCCGGAAGGCGTATCTCGAAAAGAAACTCCAGGCGCAGAACGTCGAAAATGGCATGCCTAATGTTTCTTGCCAGTACCGAGACGGCGAAGGTAACGCGTGTGCGATCGGCCAGCTAATTGATGATGAAACCGCTGCGCGATGGGACAAACCAGACGGTGGCGAATTTAGCAGCCTAAATATTACTATGGTGATCGAGCGCAACCTCGCCACCGTGGAAGCAGGCGATAAGGATTGGTTTGCAGAAGTGCAGGATGCGCATGACGAATGGGTTCAATCTGCACCTGGCGCGACGCCCTGTGGCTCCGACAAAACCTACGAAGAAAAATTCCGGTCATTGATCGGCCTATAATTGTAAGTCACGTTTGACTAAAGGAATAAAATGACCACTACCCCCTCCCCCATTGGACCGCAAAACAGCTACGTCCACCCGTCCCTCAATTACATGATCACAGATGTCGACGTAGAAGGCATTCGGTATCGCGGCGCCGCTCCACTGATGGACAAGTTCATTGAAGCGATCAAGCAAGGCAAATATCTCGTCGGTATGACCTTCTATCGGGACTTGGAAATCGACGTGAGATTGCCAATCCGGTTCATTCGAACACTTTGTCTCATCACACAGGATGCCTCACAAGCTTGGGAGTATCGCTACGATACACAGCTTGGCACTGTCATTGAGTCTATCGCCGATCCGTCCGTGGTCACGCGTGAAACCCAATCCATGCACGTCTCCAACCCCTACGATGAGGTCGCAGTCCTTCGCCAGGACACGCAAGCGATGCAGCGCCGCACAGACATGATCCTTGAGCTGTCGGAGATCCCCGAAGCGGATACTGCCAAGGTCATTGAACACTGTGAACAGATTTGGCCAGGTCGATCGATCACCCTCGTTGAGAACCAAGTCATGGTCGGCAAGAAACCGTACAAGGAAGCTGCCAAGCAAGAGCTGTCCGATATCGCCAGCATCTCAAAGGACATGAACGTGCCGGTCAAAGCACGGCCAACCGGTCCATTCCTTGAAGGCGTAGCGATCTTCGCCGACATGCTCGAACAGCTCAACAAGATTGCCTACGACGAGAACATGTCTCCGCTGGACAAAGCCAACCTCTGTATGGAGTGGATGGCACGCTCGCGAGTGATCATTGATGATCCACGCTGTCCGGCGTCCGAAGAGGAAAAGGACGCTCTGAAGGCTGAGTCCGCCGCTATCATGCGTGAGGTACAGGAAAGCCTCAACCAGATGATCCAAGCAGAGATGGCCGAACCACCGCTCTATGTCGGCTATCCAACTGTCAGCTCTGACATCGAGCCATACTTCTCCATTCCGGCCGGCGGCACTGACCACTATTTCGGACTTGGTACCGATCTCAGCATTAATACTGGCTCTATGTTCTCAAGCGTCCGAGATGTTACCGCCGATTGGTTTCTCGATCTCGACCCTGACAACACAGCCGTGCTTGAATTCATGGACGCACACGTCACCGGCGAGTTCTACTTTACCAAAGAGATCGACTTTCTTGGCCGTAAACACCGCAAGACTGAAGCGATCATCCCAGTCTACTGCACTGATCCAATCCAGCTCGCTCGTGGGGAGTTTCCTGACGACTCAGAGGTGACCGAGGACTTCGTGCCAGGAAGACCGCTGGACTTCGAACCATACGCAGTTTCGGACGCTCCAGTGACACCTATAGACGATGGACCGCTCTCTTGGCTTACGCGTCTGTTCCGCTAATTTAGATTGTAAGTCATTGTTGACTATTGTATAAGACAGCAACGAAGAAACCCCGGAGAAATCAATGCCTAAATGGCTCCATAACACGATCTGGTTTGTACCAGTCATCACCATTCGAGCGCCGATCGTAACTCTCGCAATCATCTGTGAGGCGACGGCCGACTTCATCGAAGACTATATCTATCCGCACCTCCCAGGTTTGAAATGAAAGACTTCCTAGAGCGACTGTATATGACGGCATCACCGGTTCTGATCAGGATTCCATATGTCCCGATCGAACGACGCGTGAAAGAGAAATGGTGGCGCCCAGCTACCAAGGTTGTCGATTACAAACACCCATTTGATCTCTCAGTCGCCGACATGAAGTTCCGGCTAGGTTTGAACAATGACATGTCAGACCTCCGGATGGCTCTCAACAATATGCTCGTGGCCATTCACAGGCATATCCCCGGAAACGACGGTCAAAGTGAAACCTTAGAGCTTAAACTGACCGATCGTGGCCTAACGTACATAGGACGCTAGGCCAATTGTAAGTCATTATTGACTATCTTACCCCAACCAAGGAAAATGAAATGAAACTCCCAACCCTTGCTCTCGCTGCGCTGGCATGTGCCGCCGTGGCAAACGCCGATATCTATGCAGGCGGATCACTCGGCACCTGCACCGTGGACCGAAACAACATCGAAGTCGATGGCTGCAAACAATTCGAAGGCATCCTCGGATACGAATACAGCGACAAGATCGATATCGAGGCGCGCTACAACATCCTCGACGGCGACATCACCGGTCTGAACGGCGCATCGAACAGCAAAGGCACCTATGGTCGCAAAGAGCTGAAACTCGGCGCAACCTACACCTTCAATCCAGAAGACAAATCTAGCTTCTACGCCGGCGCCTTCATTGGTCGTGGCAAGATCGAGTCTGAGTTCGTTGGCACCGCAGACAAGCACCCCACGATCACCATCTCCGCCGACAGTGAGACGTCTGAATTCCTTTACGGCTTCACCGCTGGTTATGGCTGGTCGGTCAAGCCAAACGTGTCGGTCTTCGCAGAGACGGCGTACACGTCTTATCTCGATAACGGCATCGACACTCGCTACCACGTTGCAGGCAACGGCGCGACCGGTGAGCTTCACCCTGGCGGCGTGATGGGAGAAGACCGCTCCTACGACCTGAAAGTGGGTTTCCGCTACCGCTTCGACTAACCCTATTGTAAGTCATCTCTGACTATGCTTTATTGAATTCAGCAAGACGGAGATGACTTACATGAAGTCGTACATCGACACTTTTCGAACCCACACTGGAGAGATCGTGCAAGGCGCGAAGCTTCGGAAAGCTCTTCGAGCAACCGCCAAGTTCTATCGAGACAACGCGCAGGCAATCTACGACGAAGACTGCTACGCCAGTCACGTCACGCAAGAGACGAAAGACAACGCGTTAGCCAAAGGTCTCGCAGCGGCCGAAGAGATCAAGAAAGGCAGAGTAGACAGCTTGGCGGTCGCACAGCGCCTCAACATGGAACTAACCGGCGAGTGTATCGCTCTACTGGGAGGCGCGTGATGACCAAAGTGATTTTCAAGATCATCGAAGGCTCTGACGTCCAGGCATTCTTTCCGGAACTGGCTGGAGACAACAACCCATACACAATGCTCTGCTACGCTCACATTGGACAGCACAGCGCCGCACACGAAGGTTACGTGGTGCAAGGTCGCAACGCTACCCCAAGCGAGTACAACGCGCTCCTGAACGAACTGGAGAGCGTTGGCTACGACGACCTGAATGTCGTCTACCGCTTCACACGTGACGACTGGCGCAAGCGATACGCTCAATGCTTCGAAAAGGTGCCAGCATGAGACTTATCACACTCCCAATCGTCGCGCTCGGAACGTACGTCATCCGCTTTTTTGCTCTGATGCCATTCTTCATCATCGAATACAAAATCCGCCTCAGATACAAAAGCGGCCATCGGATAACGGCTTGGTACAACAAATTCGAAATCAAAATGGACAACGGCACGATTAACTACCTTTCGTGGAACCAAGCGGCAGGAGTCCGAACGCAACTCCAATTTAACACCAGCCAGATCGAAAGCGTCGAGCAGATCGGCATGAGATTAGCGTGGAATGTGAAATGAGCGGCGAGACCAAGCTTCATATCGTTTGTGCCGCTTGCAGAGTCGGAGACATCATCTTCGCCGGCGCCAGGCATTACGACACTGTGATGCAGACTCAAATGAAAGCTGTGTACGGCGACCCAGAGACAAACGAATACCCCAAGATGGAACAAGGCTTCATCGACAACACGGGGAAATTCAGAAGTCGCGCCGTCGCACTGCTGATCTGCCACGATTACGGTCAACCTCTGCTCAATGACAAGCAAACCGGCCACCTTTTCAGTGAGGATTTATACTGATGGAATGCAAAGTCCCAGGCATGAGCTGTGACAACATGGAATGCTCGTTCGGCTGCGCCTATGAAGACATCTTTGGTCCGCTGCCAGGATCAGAACAGGAAAGCACCCTATTCGCAGATATCCACGGTCGAGAGATTATGGTTGGTGATCGCGTCCGGCTTTCCACCGAAATCAACGTCGAAGTTCATGGCAAGTGGGTCGACTATACGGTAATCAAAAGACCTGGCGGCTATGCACTGTCCTACCTGATCTCTGAGAAGGGACAAATCCTCCCTGTCGGATACTCAGGCAACTATATGCCGGACATCGCACTAGGTGGCGGAAACACAGACTTGAAGCATCTTCTGCATGTCTGTCACCTGCCAGAGGTGTGCGAACTTTTCGAGGTGATAAACGAATGAGTTGGCACTACGTCCGCATGAAGCATCTGTTTAGAACTGGTGAGTACATCCCAATGATGTCAGATCGAGGGACGTTCTAGTGCACGAAATCATCCCGCACATCACGACAACAAACCAAGCGATCGCGGCAATCGTGATCACGGTCCTATTCCTAGGACTGGCGTACATGGCAATTGATGGATGGTACGATTAATGACCCAAAAACAATGGTATGACTCGACAGGCTACGCTCAAGGTCAAAGAGGAACGATCGAGCCAACGTGCTGGAGCTTGGAAATCTCTCGCAACGCCACACTGACGGTGACAAAGGGACATATCTACTTTCCGGACGAGTGGATCACCCATTTCCATCCGTTCTATGAGAAGCGCCGCCTGAACATGCCGGCGAAAGACTTCACGAAGGAAGAGGCGCAGAAAGCAGCGCTCGACCTGGCAGAGAAATACGCCTCGCAGGTCTACATCACGATCAGAGAGGCGGCTAAGACATAACCGATGTTTGAAGGCTTAAAGATCGTCACCGATGAAGAACTTCGCCAAACGAACTACGTTTGGTTTCACTTCCAATACCGGGAAGGCGACCTTATAGAAGCTGAAGGCATCACACTCACCGGCGAGCTTCACATACTGGACTATCAGGAATGACAGACGAAACCTACCCAACCGATCTCCAGAAGGCAGTCACCAAACACTTCAGACAGCCTCCCACAGCCGAAGACTTCCGGAAGTGTGGCTTCACCACAGAAGCAATCAACTACCCACTCACAGAGCGCGGTGTCGCCGCTCTAGCGTACATCAATGGCCTCTCCTACGAACAGTATGTGAAGATCAGTCCGGCAGTCTTCTTCGCGCCAAACAAGTACATGCAGGAACTCACTGAGAAACGTGGCGAGGCACACGCAGAAGGGCGCCTGATCAAAGACTCATCTGGACGATGGGTGATCGAGGAAGAGGACTAGAGGCTATGGACATCAAAGTAAGCATCGAAGAGTTGGCTGTGATCGTAGCAGCACGACGAAACCCAGACCTGTTTGATCCCGATCGAAACGTCAGAGTTGAAGCTGCCGGTGATGAAGAGATTGGCTACGTACAGAAGCGTCTAATCAATGAGGCTAGAGAGTTCATCCTGTCTCCGGCAGAGATATAGACACTCCCTCTTTTCTTATCGTTTATCGATAATAGAACACCCACTATGTAACACACCCTAAGTGTTCTATAAGTAGTATGCAATTCCCACGATAAAATAGTACCGGTCTTTCGCCGCGCGGCACATACGTCATACACACGTATATAGGTCGATCCCAAATCAGTAACGATTGAAGCTCCTGGCGATACATAAGGAATTACCAGAAGAACCAGCTATTTTGCCTGTGAATCAATTAGAGTCACAACGAATCTAGAGACAGATATGGCTATAAAGGATCACTAGTGCTGACCGGTTTTGTAGACGTATCACAAAGCAGCTCAGATTGACTCAGGAGAGACGTGGGAGAGCTTAGTGGTAGGTAGGTGACCTATAGAGGTAAAACGCGCTGTATGAGCTTCTAAGAGGTTAGCTGTTTTGGGTGGATATGAGGTATGTAAGATAAAGGAAGCAGGAAAGCCGGAAATAAAAAATTCCGCGCCAAGCCAAACAATTCGTCAAGCGGCTAATTTCCTTCCCTTCGCACCTGCTCCCTCACACTAATCTGCCTTCACCTGGTGACTGAGCTCACGGCTCCAGGATACCAGCAAACACCGGCTATCCAGCGGTCCCATGGGATCGGCTATACAAGAGAATGGCTCCCCTCCCCTATATAATAATCGGCTAGCTTTAGCCTTGCCGCTGGAAAGCCGAAGCCACGGGTTCGGATCGCCTTGGCTGACCTCCTGAGTATCCCACGGCAATTTTGTGCCAATATACAGAGCCATGGCGCAATTTTATTCTTGCCATACCGTGGCATCGTTAGTGGCTTCTTCCGTTCCCGAGTGATTTCACGCAAAAATTTGCTACATTGTATGTGTCGCGACAGCAAGCGCGACGTTGTTTGACAATCTACGGAGGTGCCTATGGCACATGTATTCTATCGTGAGAACGGTGAGCCGTTCACTCTTTCGCCGATCGAAGTGGTCGCCGAGCCAATCGCAGAAGATTTCTACGAGCTGCTCGAAGACTTCGGCGCCAAGTGCGACGAAATTCTTGAAGAGGGAGATGAGTAATGGCTAGAGCTGTTTTGATCGATGTGGACGCGGACGGGAACGAGCAAGAGCTGGTCACCGTCGAGGTTCCGAAGGGACTTGAGACATTCGAAGAGTTTCACGAATGGCTCGATAAGACACTCTTCAGCGAGGAACCTGCCGATGCTTGAAGCCGTCATTGAATTCGCCGGTTACGCTGCAATGGTCGCAGCCTATCTCGCTAAATGGTTCTTGATCGCTCTCCTGGCGATCGCGTTCACCAAGTAACTCCACCGAGGAAGCCAGGTTTCACGGCCTGGCTTTTCTCATGCCTCGCTGCCGTCCCATGGCATCTTCATTTCCCAGCAACCCCGACTTAATGGCAAGCGAAGATGCCAGGTTAATCGATATTGTAGGCGTGTTTACGTGTGCTAGATTCAGTGTGTCAGCCGGTGTGTGACAGCAAGCGCACCTCTGACGGCTGTTTGAAAATCTAGCGGAGGTTTATCCCCATGAGCAAGTCTATCAAGACTGAGATCGAAGCCGTGAAATCCAATAACGCGGCTGAATGTGCTCTCTGGAGCATTGTCGTGGTTATGGGTCTATTCGGAGCCTATGGAATGTACGTTCTCTTGTGGGACGTTTCCAAGGTTGCCTACTTCTTCACTGCCGCAATCTTCTTTGCAGTGAGCATCGCTACCCCAATGATGGTGATGCGCGCTGAGAAAGGCACAGGCAAATGGCAAGCGTCTGCGTTTGTCATCGCCGGATTGCTCGCGCTCGTTGATTGGGGTGCCGGTTACAATTCCGGTATCCAAGTCGAGGCGCAGGTGATGAAGGATAAGTGGGTCATTGGTGAGCAGGCTTATAATCAGCGCGTCATCGACGCCACGACCGATCTGAAAACTGCCAAAACAAATCTCCAAGAGGCTACTGAGAAACGTATGGCAATTGTGTTCCCTGATCTGTCCGATGCCGGACCTCAGACCACGAAAGCCAAGACTGAAGCTTACAAGGCGGAAGTCAAAGCGGCCGACACAGCGGTGAAGCTCACCACTAAAGCCAGGGATGAAGCGCAAGCGACATTCGACGCACTGCCGGCCACGTATCAAAAGCCACGCCTGATCGATCATACCTTTTTGGGTTTCGTGATGGCAGGCTTGCAGTTCATCACGCTTTTCGGCTTCGTTACTGTTCAGCGCATCACACGCCAGCGTGTCGAGGCTATTCAGTCAACGGCTGAAGCGATTGAAGCCGAGGTGAACCGGAAGGTATCGGCTCGCACACGTTCCCGTCCTGCTCGTAAGAAAGGCGCGAACAAGAAAGGTGAACAGCCAAAGACGAAGACCCTGCCAGATGGTCAGGTGATCTATCTCACAGCCTAGTGGAGTACGAGATTAGGGAGCTCTCCGGAGTTCCCTTTTCTTTGTGCTCACCTAGCAAGCCATGGCGCCTTTAGTACCGGTCTTTGGTCGCGCGGCTATACGTGTATAGGACTGCCATAAACGAGTGTTGCAGTTTGCAATAAGCCATCACGAAACAGGGTTTTGCCATTAGTAACACAATGTTTGTGTGCTATCTTATGAGTGTCAGCAAGACAAGACACTTAATGAGGCACACAAATGAAGAAACGCAGCAAAGAATGCTTGATCACCAGCCACTTTGGTTCGGTCTATCTGGGAAAGCAAGCGCGCCGACAAAAGCGTGATCGCAAGCTCAGTGACAAGCGTCGCCGCAGAGCACGATAATGACACCTGACATTATCCACCCGCTCGCTGAGATCGCCTTTTACAAGATCTTCCCGATCGCCGGCACTCTCATCGCAATTGGCTGCCTTTTGGTTTGCACCACTGCCAAAGAGTGGTAGAATTCGAGTCTGACCTGGCTTGTTACCTTTCGCCGGTCAAACCCTGAAAGCGCCTCCGGAACTAAACCACCCGGTAAGGCGCTTTCTTTTTGGGTTGATGCCGAGCCATGGCAATTTTCAATTATAGAAAGGCTCGTCCGGCGCCACTTATTATAGAACGGCTCCCATTAGCCATTTCCCCAAAAGAAAGGCGCCATGGCGCCTTGTGTAGACCGGTATAGATCGCCATGGCTCCAGGCGGCAATTGTCAGTCAAACATTACAAATTTGTAATGTAGAAATTGTGTTCTGACCCTTGTGTTACACCCTCTGTGTGCTATCTATTGTGTGTCGGAAGCGAACAGCAAGCGCGACCGACAGTTGTTTGAAAACTGCTCAATAGTGAGCATTCATTTACGGAGGACATTACACATGTCAAATCGCACTTCAGTTACCACTGCAAACTCTGAGCTTCTGGATCAACCAATGATCGAAGCTATGTGGAGCGCTTCACCGCAACAGGTTGGAGGTATGCGCAAGCGTATCAGTGACCTGATCGACGACCGGAAAGCTCGCGACAGCGAGAAACTTCCGGAGGGAGGTGAACTTTCAAAGGACTTTCGTCACTTGGAAGACTGGAAAGAATCGGACGCACTGCACCGGTTTTTCCTCGCGATGCAGATTGATCCGAAAGGATACATTCTCAATCCATACTTGGACGACGCAGAACTGAAAAAGCGCGGTTTTGATCCTTCCGCTCGGACACGCAACCTCAAAGCTTACAAGAAAGTCCGCGAGGTCGCTGAATATGTCGTCACCGGACAAGCGAAGCTTGAAGCGGTGTTTAAGACGTTCGTCGCGTGCTCTATCGTCGCGTCTCGCACGGTGAGCTTTATTGACAGCAACGTCTGCGAGCGGTTCCTCTCAAGCATTCCTCTGACCGATGTCAGCGCGGACCTTGCGGAAGCTATCGACGCTTTCCAAGCGAAGCACATGACAACCGGAGCTGCGACACAAGCGTCTCAAATGCGCTTGACGCTCGCTAATCTTGGAGCGGTCACGATGCAGAAGGAAGACGGTCGCAAAGGTTTCGTTCTGAAACCGGAAAGCGGTCTGATCCAGGCGCTCGCTGAGCGCTTCGGGATGCAGGATCAGTTGCAGCAAATCGCTGCCTAAACCGACGTAAAACAACACGGAAAGGGACGCTCAATCGAGCGTCCCTTTTTGCGTTTGTATATGGGAAGAAACCGCCTCCCTATGGGTGGAACTCGCCTTGCCTAGAGAGGGAGCCGCCTTGGGACGATCTGAATTGTCACTCAAACATTACAAATATTTAATCTAAAACCCATGCCACACACCTTGCGTAACACACGAAATGTGTTACATTAGAGATAGTTCAGGTGGTTCTGAACTAACTCGAAAGGTAAAACAATGATTGATCAAAAAGACCAACGCGACATGGACCGGATTAAGCGACACAGAGACCGGATCAGGAAAGCGAAAAAAGCAAGAGAGGAGCGGTCCCGAAAGGACCGTTCCGACCTCCTCGAAGCGATCGGACTCTCATTTTCCAGCTTCATGTGGATGTCATAAAAATGAAAGGTTTTAAACAGTTCGTCAAAGACACCGCATTCAATCTTCTGCTTTTGTTCTGGGTTGCACTCGCATTCTTCTGGGTCATGGAGCAGGTCAACATTAACTTTTAGTCATAATCGAGACACCCTGGGGACCGCGTTACACCTGTAGCGCGGTCTCTTTGTGCGCTCCCTCCAAACATTACAAATAATTAATGTGCATTAAACATTTGTAATGTTTCTTGACGTCGCGGAAGTCTTAGGATTTCCCGACTTTGCTGTGGGGGTTCCCTCGGGATTTTTCGGCGAAATTAACACCTATCCCTTATATCCCAGGCTCCCCGGCTGTCGAGCTTCCCTTATACCCATACGAAAACGCGCATAAAACAGGTTTATCCGGCTTCGCGTATATCGTTTCGATATCAGCCGGCGGTTTTGATGTCTTTTGAGATATCAGGCGATCAGAACGTATCTTCGATCTCTTCGGCTTCCGTCTTCTCATCTTGCGATGCCTGGTTCCAGATAGACACGTAGACCATGACCGCGATGAATGTGCCTGTCGCATAGTTGCGAAGAAGAGCTGTGTCCACTTCGACGCCGGGAGCGAACAAGTCCGCGAACATCCAGATCGTCAGTGCGCCTTCTATGAGAACCCAGATGATCACACCTGTCTTTACGCGTGGCTCCCATTTGCTCTTCCAGAAGAGTTTGAGGATCCAGGCGGTCAGAAACACTAAGCCTAGTCGAACCAGCGCAGCGATGACCGCCACGACGACAAACATTAGAATTCCAATCATGCCTGGACCCCCGATTTAGCTTATTCGGTCGTTTCGCCAGAAGCTTCGACCGCCTTTTGAGCCGCCTCTGCTTCTGCCTTGCAGTTTGTGTCCACTGCACGCTCTAGTGCTCTTACCTGTCCCTTAGCAAGAGCGAGTTCGCCTTCAACATCGGCGCCGAACACCGATCCCGCAGGAACGAGAAGAAGGAAGACGCCGACCGTATCGGCCGTTGCTGCGTTGTTTTGTTTCTTACGAAGCGTTTCTTCTTCCGCGCGCTTCAGGTCCAGCTCCGCCCGAGACTCTTCGCAGGTCAGATCATAATACTCTGACGCCGACACTGAGACTGGAGCGACACCAGACGCTCTTGTGGCGCAAGCAGACAATAATCCTGCTGCTACCAGTGAAATAAATAAGGCATTTTTCATTACGCACCCCGTTGGTTAATAGGAGCGCTTAGTAAATCGAATCCGAGTCCTTCCGCAACCGAAAAGTTAAGGCAATTCAAGATTGTATCTTTGTTTACACTCGACTTAAATCGAAGGCGGTGGGTACGATCTTGAGTTTCCACAACCCACCGCCTTCTAAATCCCTATGCTCTGCCTGACTGAGCTACCCAGCGCGTAGCCGGGGTGAGATTCGAACTCACGACCTAGGGTTTCCTCTTTGATGGAGATGCCGTTAGCACCTCCCACCAACTGTCTGCATCTTCGAAATCGTCGCGCTCCACCGCCTCGATGTAAAACGTCGCCAAGTCTACCCGCGCTTTATGTACCTCACGCGGGTCTTCTGGGTAAGACTGCATCGCCATGATTTGTTCTTTGGTGTAGCCGCCGTCAGTCATCGCGCTCCCCTGTCGGGTAGAGGCATCCAGTGGGTGCGGCTTTCAGGGCGGCTTGCATGGATCGGATCATCCGGTCTTTGTGGTCATTCGGCAGCTCATCCCACGAGCGCTCAAGGTCTTCCACGCCGGACATGTATTCCTGATAGTGAGCTTTCGCCATTGCTTCCATCAAAACCTCACGCAATGCCGCATCGTTATCCTGTGCGGAGTAGTTGACAACATCAAAAGCTGACCCCTCCAACCAATCGCGCACCATAGAAACAACGCTCTCAACGGTCTCTTCAGTCGACAGATCGTTTTCGGTACACCGTTGCGCCCGCTTGATGATCAAGTCCGGCAGCTTTCTTGCGGCTCGATCATTGCTCTTCGACAACCTTGTTAAAACCGCCTGGCGATCCTCGTCAGATAGCTTCATCGGATCATTTCGCATTACCCCACTCCATACACAACTGCTTCAGCGATGCGCTCCCAGTGTCTTTTGATATTCTCAGTATGCTTATCCCAGAGCGCACGAGCTGATTCTTCAGATAAAGCTGGCTGCGCCGCCCTGAACGCTCGAAACCCTGCACCGAATGTCCCCAGAATTTTCAGAGACTGAAGCTCATAATTGTAATCCGACAGCTCGTCATACGCTTCCAATAGGCGTTGAAGTTCGTCGACCTGAATTTTGACGCTTTGCTCGCCGGCCTTCTTCAGGTCTTCAACAAGCTGGCGTGTGGAGTGAACGATATCGGTCATACCGGAAGTCCTCTCCAGCCGTCTTCCCACCAATAGCCGACATAATCGCGCTGATATTTGATGTGGTCGAACCACTCATTGATCTCGCCGATCGTATCCTCCTCGATTGTGAATGGGATTACCCATTGGACGTAGAGAATGTGCTGCTTCATGCGCTTGTCTCCCGCTTCAAAAGCATCAATCGGTTCCTGAGAGCGTGGATCGCTTGCAATCTGGTCGCGTGACTATTGATCTGGTCATCGAGAACACCACTCAGAGCGACGTTTAGCTCGTCTTGCTCCTGCTGATACCTGTCGACCTGTTCTTCGCGCTCACGGAGCTCCTGTGTCGTTTTCTCAGCGCGTTGTTTCCACGTGCGCTTGTCTTCCATCGCCCCGTTGTAAGCATCTGCATCCGGAACTGCGACAGTATCGGACCTGACCCACGATTGAATGCGCGGACCATCTAGGTGAGCTTTCGTTTGAAAGCGCGCGATGTGATACGACCGGCGCCATATCCGGTATCCGTCGATCATCTTGGTTGGGATCCAGGCGAACTTCTTCCGCCACGGTCCAACACGTTCCATGAACATCATCATTCCTGAAGTCCCTCGTTCTCGATTTCGGTAATGAACTCTTCGACGCGTAGGTGAAGTTCGACCCACTTCTTTCCGAAGCCGTCTTTGGTCTCGCAAGTGGGATCAACCATACGCCGGTGTCCTTCGAGATCAGTCAGTGCTCTCAGGTTTCCTTTCGCCTGGTTCCAGACGATCGCCTTGTTCATGGATAGCGTTTCGTAGCTCAAAAGCTGCTCCCTAGCGCTTGGACGAATTTGTAGAGAAAGAACGGAATGCCGATCACAACGATGGCCAGACCGATCAGAAGGTTCCAGCATACTCTAGGCATCGGCGTGCTTCCCGAGCAGGTAGACCGTGTTTCGGGTGTGAGCGAGCTTCATGTCACCCACGTCCTCGATCTTTGTGACCGTACTGGTGAAGACCGGCTCTGAGTCTTTGAAACGACCCTTCCGGTCAAAAAAGATCCAGCCTTGCAGACGATCGCCGATTTGCTCCCAGTTGTGGAGCATGGCGTGTGCGATCATGATATCGTTCGGGACGTTGTTCATTCCGCCACCTTCTCGAACCACTCCTGGCGCGACGCCAAAGACAGCTCTCCCCAAGATGGGAAACGGTTGCAGTGAATACCGGAGCTATCGACATGTTTGATGTACGCCGCTTTGGCTTTCTGCTCGCGCTCGGAGACCTCTCGAAGCGGTGTCAGCTCCCGCTGTGCTTCGTCACGAACCATCGCCGCCCATCCGCGAGCCTCATCAGGATCGCATGGACGCTCACTGGTCCGGCTGTTTGGACATTCGCCGTCGTGGTCTGCGCAATCCCGGCACATCGGTGATGGGATGAAGACCTCCAGCGCGTCTAAGAGTTTTTCGATAGTCGCCTTGGTCATCACAAAAGCTCACTCAGTGCCGGCGCCGAAAACGCACGCGGAGCGGCCTGTCTCGCGATCATCATTGCGAAGTTGGCGACGTCAGCCGCCTCCCTGGCGATCCCTCTTTCGATCTCTTCGTCGATACGAGGATCGCCGTCTCTGTCGCTGTGAACCACTTCGGCCAGCTCCATGACCTCTTCACCAAGCCGACGCAGGAGCGCCGCCGGTGAATCATCGAGCGTTCCGTTCTTATGGTCATTCTCTCGCAGCTTCGCTTCCATCCAGAGCGCGAACTGACTGATTGCGGGACGGAAAGGTGGTTTCGACATCACAGCGCCTCGTAGAGCGACTTCTGTTCGCCGACAGATTTCTCGAACGCGCGGCCGAAACGATCTTCGCAGTCTTCGTCATCGACGCTGATACCCATCAGCGTACAGACACGCATCAAATCCTCGTCAACATCTCCGGTGTGCTCCCAATGCTGAGAACCTGCGATCAAACGCATGAGAATTTCTTTGTAGTCGATGGTCGGCATAGAGCACTCCGTTATTTCGTTACGGAGTTCTATTATCACTCATTAATGACTATGTGAAGTGGGAATTGGTCAGCGCTCGCTCCGATGTCTAACTTTCCCACACCAGAACGAGCGCCTTCCCGATCTGTATCGAAGTTTACACCCAGATACAGACGAGCTTGAAAGCAGTTCAATTGAACCCTTTTGCTCGTCTGTGCAACAACTAATATAGATAAATTTGTTAGCGCTTGTTATTGCAGCAATTCCAACATTTCTGGTGTCAGTTCTTTAAGGTTGATTTGGACTTCACGATCGTCCAGATAGGCCGTCAATACGGGGTTTTCGGTAGTTAATGCCGCTTGAAATTCGGTTAACGTCAGACCGCTGACAAATGACGGGTGATACCCTGTCATTGTGCCGTAGAGATCACCGTCCATGAACGCACCAGTCGCATCGGTTCCAGCGAAGTCAAAATAGAATTTCTTCAAATACCCGCTTGGCGTGTAGATATCGGTTGAAATGCCAAATGCCAGGGTCGGCTTTCGATGCGCGCCGGCCGATTCCATACCTAGTCCAACCACATACAGCATATAGTCAGGGGTGACATATTTTATGCCGCCTCCGGACGCCGGTTCCCAGTTCGAGTCTTTGAACACATCATAGTTCGACACGTGCTGCGTGACGTCGCCTTTAAATGAAGCGGTCGTCCGATTACCACAGTGGTCCGTGAGCCTTACGAGCATCGATCCGTGCTGGCGCATCTTGTCTGCAATGTACGCCGGTGACGTGAAGAAGATCGCCTCATTGTCAGTTGAAACTGAGAAATTCGCTTCTTCTGGATCTTCCTGGCCAAATCTCAGCGTGACATCCGGATCAGTCGCGTCACAGATGAATGCAAGCGGTGTGACCCAAAAGAAATCCACGTCATCACCGTCTTGTCGATGCACAAGCGTGGTGCGCTGGTTTGGATGGTCCAAGACCTCCCCTGACAGGTAGTACCCGACGATCGCTTCATCGGTGAATGGATCGACGTGCTCTTGGCTCTGCCACTCTTGTGCGGCGCCTGAAACGGCCAGGAGCGACGCTACGGCTGTACTTAGGAGGAATTTGCGCATGTGTGTCCCTTTATTTGATCGGTGCGACACTATTCTGATGCGTTTTGACGTTCAACTGGCAAAAGAAAACCGCACTCCGAAGAGTGCGGTTCCTTTAAGCAACAAAACTCTACAATGAGCCGATATTACTGACCGGCTGGGTTATGGGTGTCGACTTTGAACGTCTCATAACCGTGGTGAACGAAATTGAATTCACCGGAGCGCAGGTTCGCACCCCAGACTTCACTGTCTACGGTGTAGATGATGCGTGGGTACATCGGCACATCAAACGGCCAGCGAAGACCGTTTGGAACCTCATCACCGCGTTCGATCATCTTGCCGGCGAAGTCCTGCATGTTCTGTTCAGAGAAAATTCCAGACAGGATGGTTTCGCCTGTGTCGAGGTTTGTCACATCGACAGAGACTTGATTGGTGTTGCTGACACGGATGATCTCGCAGAAGAGAGTCGTGTTCCCCCAGTCATAAGCGACACTGGTCAGCAGCAGCGGACCATTGCCGTTATCAAGGGTGAAGCGGACGTTTCCACGACCAAGCAGTTCGATTGCGTACTTATGCTTGTCGTCGCCTGAGTAACCGAAAGCTTCGGCACCGTCAGAAACGAGCGCAAGAGGCGTTGCGATCATGCCGTCCACCATCTCTGGTGTTTCGACAACTGTCGCATAGCCACCGTCACGCCAACCGCGCTGCTTCTGACCTTCAAAGTTCAGACCACCAGATGTCGCCAGTGCAGGCTCCATTTTGAAGGTGATGTCATCTTCGGTCAGAACGACATTTTCCCAGGTGAAGTTCAGGTCATCCTGAGACGTCATAACTGGGTGGAACTCGCGGTTGAAATCATACGGCGCCATCGGAAACAACCCGAATGAGATCATTTCTTCAGTGCCGTTACTTGGATCACCATCGAACAGCGTTGGTGCGGCGACAGCAGTTTCGGCCGGAGCTTCCTCTACTGCCGCTTCACTAAAAACCGTTGGGTCTGCCTCATCTTGGTCAACGACAGGAGCAGGTGCTTCAGTGGTCGGCTCAGCAGGCAGCTGAGCGATCACTTCTTCAGCAGCCGTTGCCTCTTCGACAGGAGCTTCCGCAATTGGCTCTTCCGTGACCGCAGTTTCAGTTTCGATCACAGGCTCCGCCGGAGCCTCTTCAACGGCGACTTCTTCCGTTTCGATGACCGGATCAGCAGCGACCGTTTCCGCCGGTGCTTCAACGGCAACTGGCTCAGCGACAGGGGTTTCCACGACCGCTTCTGCGACCGGTTCTTCCGTTGGCGCTTCGACTGGAGCTTCAGCGACAGGCTCAGCAGGTGCTTCTTCTGTCTCGATGACCGGCAACGGTGCTTGAGCGTCCGTGGCAGGTTCTTCGATCACCGGCTCTTCGACCGGTTGATGGACAACCACGTCAACGATTTGAACACCGCCTTCGGCGGTGGTGTCTTCGGTGACTGTCTCAGCAGGTTCCTCGGCAACATCTTCCGGAGTTTCCGGTGCGATGGTTGCCGGCTCTTCGCCTGCAAACGGATTGGAGAGGATTGGCGCGAGTTCGGTGCGGATATCCGCGACGATCTCATCAATGCGCGTTGCAAGAGCGGGGATAGCGGCGTTCGCCTTGTCCCGAGCAGCGACGGTTTTGTCGTGTTCGTCTTGCGCAGATTCAAGATCAATGATCAGGTCTTGAACCTTAATGAAGTTAAGGGAGGACATTGCAATTCCTTAGTTGGTTAAAGGTCCGCAATAATTAACACGAATTGCTTACAATGTCGAGACGTTTACTCCACGCAGGCGTCGCCACAACCGACGTAACTCTCCGCAAACTCAATGGCCTTCACACATGCAGCGAATGTGTCGGAATCTTGATATTTTCCACATGCCTTGATGCACCCCATTTCCGTAGGGTCTTCACCGGCCATGCAGCGCAATCCTTCCAAAAACGCCTGTCTATGCGCCTCTTCTGTGATGGCGCCAGGTTCGGTTGGCGTTCGATCGCTGACTGTGACGACCGGCGGGGATGGTTCGGTTGGCTCGATGGTGCAAGTTGCGACACCTGCCAGGCAGAAGCAGCCGATAGCGAATGCTATGATGGAGGGTTTCATGTAAGAGGTCCAATTAATAGTTAGGGTTGACTTACATTATAGCGCAAATAGGCTACGTCAGGTATTCCTCGTCTTCGAATTCGTCCTCACCATCTTCCTGGCGCTGCGAATAGAGCTCTACGAGACCTTCAAATGCCTCATTGAAGCCGTCGACCAATCCCTCATACGATCCAGACGCCTTCATCTTCTTCTGGGTGGTCTCGATCTGCTCATTCGACCACGAAAGTTGCCGACCATAACTGCGGACCATTCCAAGAATGGCGAATGCGTTTCCCGCTGTGCCATCAATATCAATTCGAACCATTACGACCTCCGTTTCGTTATCCTTGGTCTAGTGATGCAGATCGATTTGTCTTTCGGCTTCGGTCGCAGTTTCTTCGGCTTCGGAATTCCAAGTTTATCGAGAACGCACGGCAGGTCTTTGATCCAGAACTCGGCCGACGCGGTCGCATCGTTTCCGCAGATCACCGCATTGGCGAATGAACGCAGGTTCTCGTCGTTGCACATGGCGGCATAGCCGTAGACCAAGTGCAAAGCGTCGATTGCGTTCTCGAAGGCGTTCTCAGCTCTCATTTTCGCGCTCTTTGCGCCGCTGAAGCGCGCGGTCAGCCAATCCATGGTAACAATCATCCGTCTTATGGATGAAGTTCATGTAGCCGCTTTCGCGCAACGCGAATTGCAGGCCGGCGCCAATCCCCTCGAAAATAGCGTCAACGAGCGCGGCCAAGTTTTGCAAGATTAAGGCGATAACACCGATGACGAATAGCGGAATCATGACCGGCGCCAGGCTACCCCAATAGAATACCCGTCGAACGTTGATCTTGAGGTAAGGCCAAATGAGCGCGCGATCGTGGCGAAGGATGTACTTCCAGTTCTTAAACCAGATCATGACGCTCTTCCAAACTTTGAGAAAGGAATTGCGGGATCTCGAGCGTGACGTCGGTTGACCCTTTGACCAAGCCGATATTGCCGGTGTTTGTTCCGCCGATCGTGCGCCACGCTGCCTGAACCAGCTTAGCCTGGTACACACAATCCCATACTGCGTCATGCGCACCGCCTGGGATCAGCGCGGAGATGCCTTGATTGATCTCCTGCTTCTGCTCGTCGGTGACAAAGTCCTGCATGGTGCGGACGTCACGATAATTACGGAAACACCCCATGAACGGAGAGTTGTCGGCGAACTCGATTGAAAGGTGGTCAATCATCGCCAGATCGAAGGCTGGACCTTTGGACCAGATGCCGGCGAACCCTGTCCACCCGCTCCGACCATGCATCGACGGCCAGTTTCGCATCTCATAAAGAGCGACGCCAGGGTGAATAGCGTTCTTCAGACCTTCCTGTAGACGCTCGCGCGCTTCATCGCTCTGAGACAACCACCACTGAAGCGTACCGTGCTCTACGACGCGATAAGCGTCCTGCTGCGCATTAATGTCGAGGTACGTATCAAAGCGCTCGCGGATATAGACGCGCTCACGATCAAACGGAATGGCGCTAATCTGCGTGATGACAGATTCGAGACCCGTTCCCAGAGTCTCGATATCGATCATGACATGAATGTCAGTCATTTGTGAGTTCCTTTGTGCAGAAATCCTTATATCGCACAGAAGGAACTAATTGTCACTGATAATTTACAATGTTAAGCGGAAAGCCACCGTTCGTGTATGGCGACGCGAAGAGAGCCTGGTTACCGGCTCTGTGATATGCGTGCAGCAAAACGATCGGCACGCCTCGATTAGTTTTTGGGGGTTGGTCATCTCCCAATGGACTTTCATATCAGCACCACAGTCTTGTTCTTGGCATAATAATTGCGCATCCAGTTCACCGGCGCAGTGCTCGCATTCTACTCGCATTTCGACCCCATCCTCTGTTTCACCATTGAAATACTCAAAGCGTCGAACCTAAAAAATATGAAATGTAAATTCGACGTGATTTTGATAGCAAGTGAAAATTGGATGACAAGCGGGTTGTCGCTCATTTTGAGCGAGGACGAACCATTTTGAGTGGCAACTCTATGCCAAATTGTCGCACCTGGCCACTACATTAACGCACTGTTCCCGTAACGCTCAAATTCGTGAACGATTTTATCAAAATTGTCCCGAAAATCAGAATCTTCTGGTAAAAAGTACCGAGCGTCGCGCCGATCGACCCATCCGTCATCCACAAGATAGCGCAGACGTCGTCTTGCTGTCTCTGGGGAAAGTTTGTGAGCGCGAGCCAGAACCGCCGGAGTAAGTCCGTCGCGTCCAGCAGTGGCAATTTCTTGGAAAGTAACCTCAAGCAGAATTAGGACATCAATCGAGTCAATGTCATGTTCTCCGTAGGCAATATCGAACATTCTGTTCAAAAAGTGGACGACCCTAAGTCGCCTTGCATTCTCAGGCATTGTTGCACAACCGAAAGTTAGAACTAGCCAAAAAGCTAGTGGGGGTTGTTTACATAGTGAGATGATGGCGATTGTAAATGATGACTAATCGAAACGAACCGTCATATCGAATAAGAATAACTGATCATGTCGGACCAATCGACAGCGCCTACCGACGATCCCGCTGAATCGACCGGCCAGACGCACACGGGTGCCTTTTTGTCATATGGCCACTCATTTTCATCGCAATACTCCAGCCAAGCGTCATACGCCTCCCTGGGAGATTCGGAATTGACGAAGAGATCACAGTTAAAAGATTCTACGCCATCGTGGCTAACGTAGTATGTTTTCACCTCAGCCAATTAATCCTCCAAATCTTCGATCGCGGCATCCACACCGTCCGGCGCCCAGCGACCTAACCACATGTGTAGACCTGATCTCTTCATACCTAAAAGCTCAGCGATCTTCTTCTGGGAAGCACCGCGCTCCTGATATTGCTTGACGAATTTCAAACGCCACAGCGCGTCCTTGCTGCTGAATAGATTTCCCATCCCCTTGTTGGCGCCGAAGTGCTCACGCAGACCTGCATCATGACGCCGGAGATATTGAGATGCTGCGACCTTAGACACACCCCAGGTATCAGCAAGGTCTTTCAGCGTAGCATTGGGATCTCTTGATAATACGTTCGCCTGTTTAAGACGCGCGCGTACTGTCACTGCGCATGGGGATTTTGGCATTCTTATCTCTACAATTATCACTAATCAGTTACAATCGCAGGACAAGAAGGTCAACTGGCTTCGGTAGGCATTGTAACAATCGATTGAATATAATCGGACCAGGCTTGAAGCGCTTCCCGCCTTTCTTCGAGATAGTCGTAGTGATTATAGTGACTGAGAGCGCCGAGCGATCGGACAGAGTGATTGATACACCGCCGGATTAAATCGTCGCCGATACCTTTCTTCACTTGTGGCAATTGAGTTGCGAACGTCCGCCGGAGATCATGTGCCGTAAACCGGCCGTTGAACCGCTCGTCATCGTCAAACTTCTTTAGCGCCTGCGTTACCGCCGAACTCTTGCAGAGGAAGACATCTCCGATCTTACGAGTGCCAACCTGCTCGCGCAGAAGCTTAATGGCGAACAAGCTGAGCGGAACTTTGTGCTCCCTACCATTCTTGGTTCTCTCTTTGGGAATAATCCAAACCCTATTTTCAAAGTCGATATCCTTGACCTTCATAGACGCCGTCTCGCCTGATCGCTGAGCGGTCAGAAGGATGAACCGTGTCAGAGCAGCACTGTCGCGTGTGTAACGCCGTTCCCGGTCGCAGGCGTGCCAGAGAGCTTTAATCTCATCTTCCGATAACACCCTGGTTCTTCGCCTCTTGCCGGCAACATGTGGCACTGAACGCATAGGGTCGTATTCGACATACTCTCTTTGCGCACCCCAATTAAAGATGACAGCCAGGACGACACGGCAGGTTCTCGCAACACCCTCACCTCCCTCCTTCGTCAACAAGCTCTCCAAGAACTGAAAGAGCGCACCTCTCCGGATCGACTTTAATCTGCGATCGCCGAAAACCGGCAGAATGTGTACGTCCAGCATGATGCGATAAACACGCTGGCTGGCTGGCTTTAAGTTCCTGAACTTCGGAGATTCCAGATACATTTTGGCTAAATCTCGAAACGTCCATGTTCCAAATACATCCTCGTCGCCGATACCAATACCGGCGTCCAATTCCTCTTGAAGCTTGAGAGATCGCCGGCGTGCCTCTCTCAGTGAGATCGTGTCGGCGTCACCAACTTTCTTTTCTTTTTGTTGGCCGTATCCGGTGAAGCGATAAAAATATGTTTTACTTCCTGATTTATACACCCTTAGACAGAGTCCTGATCCGGTCACGTCGCTTAGGCGATAGTCTCTATTTTTGACCGGCGCGCGATCGACTTTTGTCTGCGTTAAACCCACAGTTGTATCCTCAATAATTTGAATCCTGCGTCCAGTTTGCGTCCAGATTGAGCAGGTTTTCGACATTAGTAACGGATTGTTGTTATTTACAATTTTTTATCGCGGTCAAGCGCGTTCTGTTGCCGTTATTGGGGTTAAGGGTCTAATTAATTGTAATCTTTGACTTATTTTCTGTTTTTCGATTTTTGGTAGAATTATTCGCTTATTAACCTATGATTTCTACTTTCGGTTGCATCGACTGCAGGAGCAACCGACATGAGTATATCATCATCTTTGAATGCCGGGGTCATGGGCCTCAACGCCAACTCGACCCGCCTCTCA